CCAGTAAATGCGGTTGATCTGGGGGGTGTAGTCAGCCATGCGGCGGCCTCCGGGTAGGCTGAACCGTGCATCCGCCTTCGTGTTCGACGACGATCGGATCGCCGTGGCTAATGTCAAAGCGGATCAGGTCCAGGTGGTACGGATTGTTGGCATTGAAGCGTTCCAGTCCATCGTCAGTGATGATCCATTCGATCAGAACGACTGGGTCAGGTCCCCAGTCGGGATGGCTTCCCGCCGAAAACCAGCCGCCATGACCTTGGTAAGTGTGATGACCAACGGGTGGCAAGCGGTCCCTAACGTAGACAAACTTGATCCACTCGCTGCCCAGAGCGGGATGGACGATCTCCAGCACCTCCTTGGGCACGACCATGTTCTCGTGAAAGATGATCTGGCCGACCTTCAGTTCTTCAAAGCCAGAACCCGACGTCGGGATCATGGTTGGATCGCCGTTGTAGTGGTCCTCATGAACCAGGTAGACCCCTTTCATCGCAGGTGAACCTCCGTTCCCAGGATCTCCTTCAGAAGACGCTCGTAAGTCTTCACTTCACGCTCCATGAAGATGATGATCGCCTCGACGTACTCGTCTTCAGTGATCAGCCCCTTCTCGATCAGTAGGTGCCCCAAGGCGGAATGCTCGACCATCGCCGAATTGACCCCTACCCGCAGGTGCTTGGGGTTGGTCGGGCCGGGATCGTAGTTCATCATCATCGCCACGCCGCTCTGCATGGCGTGGGCCGCTCTTTCATAGCGGGCTCTCTGTTCGTCGTTCATCGTCCCTCCAGGAAGGCCTGGTACTTGGCCCGGCCGCGCTTGCAGGTCTGGCTGCGCTGGTGGACCTTCATGCGGCGATCGCAGATCTCCTGGCCGCAGCGCTTGCAGTTGGAGTAGGTCAGCCCGGAAGCGGACGGCAGGAGCCGCTCGGCGGGCATCGGCTTGTGGTCGACGACCACCTGCCTGCCGCCGTTGATCTGGCCGACCGCGCCCTGCACCAGGCTCTTGAGCGCCTCGGGCTGGGTTCTCAGGGCGGCCAGTTCTTCCACGGAAATGACAAAACGGGTGACGGTGTGCTCGACTTCCATCTGCTCCTCTTTTCGTTGGGTTAGTAATCCAGACTGCACAGAAAGCCGGGACCATTGGACTGCGCCCACTGGCGGAAGGTGGCGGTGGCCTTGCGGGTCCACTCGTCGACCACCACCAGTTCCACGCCGGGCGGAATCTTGGCGGATACGGTGGGATCAAATTCAAAGGCAATCGTCTGGACCTGGTTGGGATTGACGATGTGCCAGGCCTCCAGGTCGTAGTCCTGGATCGACTCGCCGGTAAAGGCTTCCCAGGCCAGGACGGCCTGCTCGATGTTCTCGGCGACCATGAAGTCGTTGCCGTTGGTGTAGACGTTCATGCCGTGTACGCCGCCTCCTTTCCCAGAAAGCTGTAAGCGTCGTCCCACCAGATCGAGTAGGACGGCTTGCCCCGGATGTGGCCCGAAGCGATCAGGCCCATGGCTTCCAGCCCCGCCAGCAGATTGCCGGTGTGGTTCTGGGCCAGGCCGAGCTTGTGGGCCACGTCCTTGGTGGGGATGCCGGGGCACTTCCGCACCACCTGGTAGGTCTTTGCCAGTTGGCGGGAGAGCCCGGAAACGAGCAGGTCCGTGCAGACCTGCGCCTGCACGGACTGGCCCTTGCGGAGATAGCGCTTGCGCGCCTGGACCACCTGCTCGGTTTTGATCATCGAGTCGCCTTTCGAGCGTGGAACGCCTCCAGGTCCATGAAGACCTGAAGCCCGCGTAGCGCAATCGACAGGTTATCGTGCAGCACCTGCCAGATGTAATCCAGGTCGGCGTCCGGGGCGTGATCGTAGGGCACCAGATTGTAAGGCAGGCGCTCAAAGCGCGTCCGGTCGACGATCTCCCACTCGATCGGATAGTCGCCGTCCGAGTCGGCTCCGTACTTGAGCATCACCAGGCGATGGACAATGTCGTTCAGTTGGCTTACCTGGTCGGGATCGACGGGTGCCCAGCCCCCGCCTGCGCTGGGCACCTTCTCGGCCAGGAAGTCGTCGATCAGATGATGTAAGGCGTCTCTGCGGTTCACGGCTTGAGCCCGAACTTCCTGATCAGCCAGGCCTGCAAGACGGGCGGGATCTCATTGGCCTTCTTGCGCCGGGGCGGCTTGGTGATCTCGCTGATCTTGAGCGTGACCGTGCCCTTGTAGAGAATCCCGCCCTTCTCCGACTCGTGCTGGACGTTGAAGGCGATCATGGTGTCGGTCACGACCACGTCCTTTTCATGGACGAAGATCTGCTCCGTGCGCGTCAGGGCCTGCACTGCGCCTCGGGCTTCGCCATCCGGCAGTTCGGCCAGCCGCAAGAGGTACTGGCGGGGGGTCTCGCCTCCCGCTTCGATCCGCTCGACCACTTCCGGGCGCAGTTCGCCGAGCTTCCCGCCCTTCTCGCGGGTGAAAAGCTGCTTGAAGTCGCCCTCGGTGGCAACCTTGCGCCCCTTGAGCAACTGCCCCCTCACCTCCGCCTCGCTCAGGCCGACCTTGAACCCGGCCTCGATCCCGTCCTTGACGTTGTAGAACGTACTCTTGGAGCGCCCGGACGGCGAAGCCGACCAGTCGCCCAGCCAATCTTCCTGGGTCTCGAACCGCGCTCGCCAGAGTTCGTCGCGATACATCTCGTACATCGCCCACCAGTATTCGCTACTGGCGTCGGCGATCTTGGCATGCTCGCGCTCGATGATCGCCTGGCGCTTCTCATAGGCGGCGACTAATTTGGGGCTGATCACCGTGCCGTTATGGGGTTGCAGTTGCTTCGTTGATGATGAAGGTGAGGTAGTCATTCAGTTCGTCCTTGGTCTTGGGGGCTTGCTCGGGATTGGATAATACGGTCGTCAGGGCTTCGTACTGATCGTAGCAATTGGCGATCGTCAGACCCGCCTCGACCAGCGGCTTGAGGCAATACGGGTCGGGCAGCTTGGAAATCAGGCGGACCAGTTCCTTCTGGGCCTGGTCTTCCAAATTTGGAGCGTAAAGCGTTACCAACTCTTCGGCGACGGTGTCGCTGAAGGTAGGCAGAACTGGCTCGGCGTTCGGCACCTCGTAGTAGGGCGGCGTAGGGACTCCATCCTTGCGCATATAGAGCGCCGCCAGCCATTCGCGCCAGGTGAGCGAGGTCGGCAGGGCCTTGCCGAAGTGTTTCTTGAGTGAGCCCTGGAGATCGAACTTGTTCTTGTACAGCCGCTCAAAGCGCTCCATGGTCGAGGACGTGACCGAGACCTTGGCGTCGGCCTCCTTCCACTGGCCGTCTGGGGCCAGGACCCACTCCACCTCGCCGATCTTCTTGAGCGTTAGCGCCCCGACCTGGTAGGTCGGGCTCACGGCGGGCAGCTTGGCTTGCACTGCCTGTTCGGCTGGATGCAGGTCCCCAGGCGGAGGCGGATCCTCATCCCAGTCGTCGGTCGGGCGCTTCTCCTTGGGCTTAGACTCCTTCTTGGGATCCTCCTCGACCACCCGGTAGGTACCGTCATAGACGATGTCCTCCAGGTCCTGGGTGAAGAACTCGGAAGCGGAGGTGCCGATCAGGGTGGCCCCGACCAGGGCGCGTTTCTGGGACATCTTCTGAAGGGTGTTGACCAGGTCGAAGATGCGCTCGTTCTTGACCTCGCCCTCCACCTGGGAAGTGATACGCGGGTCGTCGTCAGGGAACTTGTAGCCGCAGCCGCCCTTCTTGGCGAAACAGATCCAGCCGCCGCCGTACTCGACCTTGCCCTTGATGATGGCTTCCTTGCCGCATTGCGGGCACTGGCGGCTGGCCTTGCGATAGCGATAGCGGCTTTCCCAGGAGTTAGCGGAGGCGATGCACTCGGCCACCACCCGGTCGCCCTGCATCAGTTGGCACAGGGTTTTGTTGTAAAAGAACGGCTCGCCCTTGTGGAACTCGCCGGTCCAGTCCTCGACGACTTGCAGTTCTTTGAAGATCGGCACCAGTCCGAAGAAGCGGGCCAGCTTCTCCGCGCCGGGTTTATACAGAGTCGGCTTGTTGCCGGTGCCGGGGATCACACCGAAGTCGAGGTTCTCCTGCATGATGTTGCGCACGAAGTCGACCAGTTGGTTGTACTGCTCGACGGCCTGCGCCACCGGGATGGCCGGTTGGGCTACGGTCAGGGCTTTGTCGCTCATGCTGCTCCTTGTTCTAGTTGCGGAATCATCAGAATGCGACGAACTGGCGAGAGCGGAATGCGGTGGATGGTGTCGAGAGTCTCGCCTCCATAGCGGCGCAACTGCACCCGGAAGTAGGCGGTGTTGGGGGCGTGGTCGCGCTTGAGAAACGTCAACTGGTCGGCCGCAAAGCCTGGGCGGGCCGAACCGTAGATGATGACCGGCTCGCCCGAGTCGTGCTTGACCAGCTTCTTGCTCATGGCGTCCGAGATCTGCCCGGCCGTGCCCAGCCAGATCCCGTTGTCGTGGGCGTAGACCAGCAGCCAGTCGGCGAAGTCGCCCACCACGTCCTGGGACATGGTGCTCTTGCGGGCGAACAGGCCAGGCTGCGGCTTGAGGTAGTCGATGATGACGGCATCGGGCGGGTTCCACTTGGCGAGCCGCTTGAGTTGCTCGTCGTTGCAGTAGCTGTAGTCATAGACCCGCAAGTATTCATCCAGCCACTGGATGCACTGGTTGTAACGCGCCTCGCGCTCACTGGCCGTCTCCCACTCGTTGGCCTTGAACGTGCGCGGCTCGACCATGATCTCGGTCAGGTAGGACACCCCGGTCAGGGCGCAGGCGATCTCGTGCGTGGCAGCCTGCTCGGTGTTCTCTGTGCGGATGACGACTACCCGGAACTTCTGCATCAGCAGATCGACGGCGTGCGACGTCAGGGTCACGCTCTTGCCGTGCTTGGTGACACCGGCATACAGCTTGAGATACCCGCGCCGGTAGCCGCCGCCCAGGATGGCGTTCATGCTGTTGGCTGGCCCCTGCCCGGTGATCAGGCTCTGGGCGAAGATGCTCGGCAGGTCCTTCTTGGAGTGCGTGGAGGGCCGGGGATCGTAGGTGTCGCCCGAGCGCATGACCTCGCCAAAGCGGGACAGGATCTCAGGCAGCCACCTGCGCACGTCCCTGGGCTTGGACTGAGCCAGCAGACGCATTTCTTCCTGGGCTGCCCCTAGCTCGCGCAGGACGTATTCCTGGAAGGCATGCTCGACCGCATCCTTGGGATCCGCCTGGCCGAAGCCGTTCTTGTACAGGCGCATCAGGTCCGGCGCGTACTGCGAGCCGAGCTTGGCTCGCGCCAATACCGAGATCGGGTTGACGGCCTTGCCTTCTCGCGCCAACTCGATGGCGGCAACCGCCGCCGCCCGTCCGGGCTCGGACAACATCCACTCGGGCTTGAGCATCCGGTCCAGTTCGGCCGTCTGGCCGTGCAGCATCAATCCGATCAAGGCTTCGTCAGTCGGTGGCAGGTGGCTCATGGTCGTTTCCTTGCGCCGTCTGCCTGGTCTCCTTGAGGGGCGCGGATTGTTGGCGAATACGCTTGTGCATGTGCTTGAGATACTCCAGGGCCGCCTCGCGCTTATTGGCGAAGATCGGATCCTTCTTGGTGTGCTCCAGGTAGGTGCTCCCCTTCATGTAGCTCAGGTAATAAGCGGGGAGCCACAGGCTTTGGAGATCGACGTCGTCGAGCTTTGGCGGGCTCAGCAGCGCTCCGCAGTTCTTCCGCCCGCAGCATTGGATCAAGTTCTTCATACGTCCGGGTGGTCCTTTCTACCCACTCACGATGCGTGCCCGCCATCCAGCTTGGCGGCTCGTCGAGCTTATACTGACGCCACCGTTCAATCAGCGGCGGCTCGAAGCGCCGGATGACGGTCATATAGCTGACTTGAAAGTCGTCGGGCAGTTCCAGATCGGGCAGGCCGTCGCGGGCCGCCTCCAGGCAGCCGCAGATGTCGGCCAACTCGTAGTCGGCCAGCAGCGACTTGGCGTGCGCTCCGATGATCTTCCAGTCCGAAGGGGCGATCTCGCGCCCCAGGATCTCCTTGACGAACCAGGCCGTCAGGTTTTGGGTCAGGCTTTCGCGACGGGCCATTTCAATGCGCCTTTCTTGCCACAGATCCTGGATCAGCAGATAGGGAACCGGGGCAGGAGTCCACCAGCCCTCGGGGGAATAGGCTCCCTCCTGGTCGTCCTGGAAGCGCAGGACTGTGTCCAGCGGTAGGGCTTCCAGGACGACGGTCCTGCGCCCCGACTCTTGCAATTGTCGCCACTCTTCCGGAGTCAGGTTGGGCACCAGCACGCGCTGCCACTCGCAGCAAGTCTCGCACCGCTGCCAGTAAGCGGCATCGGTGATAGTGAAGCCTTCGAGCAGGTAGCGCGTGATGGTGATAGCGTCCACCTACGCCTCCGACAGCGGCAGTTGCTTGGTCTCGCGCCGGATGACCTTCACCAGCGTCACCCCCCTGCCCTCCAGCCGCTTCAGGAAGTCGTCCGTCTCGTCGCCCTTGACCACGTACTCGATTCTTTGGGGCGTAAAGACGCAAAAGACCCCCGGCCGGTAGACGGCCTTCTGTCGGCCTGTCGTTTTGCTCTCCCCGTCCAGGACCAGCGGCTGCTGCTCGTCGTCCTCGTCCACTTCCAGGGGCGTGTCTTCCGCCTCTTCATCCACCAGGTCCATGAAGACCTTGGGGTGGGCCAGGAAGACCTGCGTCTCGCCGATCTTGAAGTCGCGGGGGATCTGGGCGATCCTTTTCGAGATCCCCTGCTCGATGGCTTCGCGCATGAAGTCGGCTCGGCTCGGATAGAACTTGGCCCCCACCCCCATGAGATACGCCAGGTCCGGCAGGGCCTCGGTCGCCAGGTTGCAGCGGCGGCACTTCTTGGGCGTGCTGCATTCGGCGTCAGCGAACAGCCTGCTGGGGTTGATGCGGCTCAGCCCGCGTGTCAGGCGAACCCCCGAGCCACAGCAGGGGCAGACCTCCAGGCGCAGCGGCAACTTGCCGCAAGCGTCCCAGAACTCGCCGCCGACCAGGTACAGGCCGCCGCCCTTGCGCCAGCCGCAGCCGCGTTCAGAGTCAAAAACCGTGTGAATGGTGGGCATGGTGTCCTTCGTGTGTGTGTTATTGCAGGTCGACCAGTTCCTGCTCGGCTTTCAGAACCGCCAGGGCATCTTCCAAGGATGGATACAGCCGGTACTGGTCGGACACGGTGTAGCTGTAGCCCCGGCTGTCATTCGCCAGGATCCAGCCTGCATTGAAGGTCTGGATCTTGACCTGGATGATCTCGCCCCCGGTGATGAACCAGGCCAGGTCGCCCATCTTCGCCAGATGATTGCCGTGGATCGGGAAGTAGATCATTCGGACTCCAGGTGCTGCTGGCGGATGAGATGCGTGGCGGCTTCGTACTTGAGGTGCAGATGATAGTGGTGTCGGGATTGCTCGGAAAGCCTGGTGAGGATGTGCAGCCAGGCGGCCTTCTCGCTGGCGTAGACCTGGCCGATCGACAGGCTGACAAAAGGCTGGCTGATCCCGGCCACCAGGAAGTGGACACGAGCCATCTCGTCGTCGAAGTCGACCAGGTGGGCTGGAAAAACGTTGGGTTCGACCAGTCCGTCACCACCATACTGGGCAACCCAGACGGTGTCGCCAATGGCGACGGAGTCGCCTGTCTCGTTGAGTTGTAAGCGGGGTGTCATACAGATGGGTCTCCGGGTGCTCGAAGATGGACTCTTATTCTACACTACTTGGTTGTGAAGTCAAGTGGTTGAGCCGATAAAGATCCTCCTTGGCCTTGACGGCCGCCTTGTCGCACAGGTCCTGCATCTCGTGGGCAAATGTCCGGTCGACGGCCTTGACGTGGCCCCGGATCCAGGTGGCGGTGATGACGTGCAGGCGGCGGTAGCGGTCGATCTCTTCCCACAGGTCGCGGTTGGCGATCGGCGCTCCCCGGTAGTTCTTCCAGGGGCGGCTGCTGTTCTTCCAGATGTCCAGTCGCTCGTTGATGCCCAGCACGACGTACTCGGAGTCGGAGAAGATCACCACCCTGGACGGTCGGCGCAGGGAGCGCAACCCCATCACCACCGCCGTCAGTTCCATGCGGTTGTTGGTGGTCGGATAGGCTGCGCCCGACTCGGCCTTCTGGTTGAGGATCTGGTCGCCGACCAGGTAATGCAGCAGGTAAGACCAGCCCCCATAGCCGCCCATCTTGCCCAGGTTGATCGACACCCCGGCCCCATCGGTGTAGAGGTTGACGGCAGGCAGGTCGCTCACTAAAAGCCTCCTGCCGGGTCTTCGGCCAGTAGGGGCTCGACCACGTCGACGATCGTGCGGATTGCCATGGCCGCCACCTGGACCAGTTCGGCCCGGATCTTGAGCAGGTCGCGCTCGGAACGCTTCATCTTGACCTGCTCCCAGAACTCTTCAAACTCTTCCAGGGTGACGACGTAGCCTTCATGCAGGCTGCCGATGTCGCGGTGCTTGCTGTAGGCCCGCTTGAGTTCGGCGTAGACCAGCGATTGCGCCTGGGCAATCGCCAGGGCTGGGATCTCCCGCAGCGCCTGGGGGATCTTGCCATTCCAGATCTCGGTGTCACTTGCCATGGTAAAGCTCCTGGTAGATGTGGCTTTCGGGTAGGGCCAGCCGGGCTTTCCTCAAAAGATCAGCCGAGCCGGTGGAAGTGCCGTCCCAGAGCAGGACCACCTGTCCCTGGGGCCGAATGTACTCGATCATCTCGCCGTTGCGGATGGGACCGGCTGCCAGGAAATGGTTCTGCCAGTCAGGGACGAACTGCTTGATCGGAATGCCGCGCTCCCTGGCCCAACGCTCGCCGAGTGTGTCGACTCCCTTGGCGGTGCCGGAAACGACCTCGGTGATGCGAAAGCCCGAGATCTCGATCGACCGGCACAGAGCCTGATAGTCAGTAATCCAGCGTGAACCGGCAATGATGGTGGGAGTCATGCAGTCAACCTCATCCAGGGGCGCATCAACTTGCGCCACCGCTGGTAGATCTCGTCCGGGTAGCCCTCGTACTCGTCTTCGTACTGCTTGACCCAGGCATTCACGACCGTCTTCAGTTCTTCCGGCCCGACCAGCACCTCCTGTGGGTCGACTGTGCTGGACGAACCGATCAGCAGGATCTCGCCTTCGGGGAAATGGTCTTTCCAGATCTCCAGCGCCCGCTCGATAACCTGCTCGCGCCGGTCAAAGCGCGAGGTGGTGCTGCCTGCCTTGTACAGGCCGCGTGTGCCATCCAGCTTGTTCATGGCCCGCGCTTCTCGGGCGGTCATCCCCTTCTCGACCTCGACCTTCTTGTACTCGCCCTGCTCATCTTCCCCGACCAGTTTGCCGTAGTAGTGGATGGCTCCGATGGACATTCCGGCCCAGGTGGTGATCTCCAGGTGAATGACCTTCTTAGAAGCCATGCGAACACCAATCGCACTTGACAATCGAGAACGGGTTGAAATGCACCGCCTCGACTTCGAGCTTGCCCTGGTTGAACTCGTTCAGGATGCGTCGGTTTTGGGGATCCAGTCCCGCTCGGTCGCGATCGTACTCGTGCTCCACGCAGTAGCGCAGAGCGGCCAGCAGTCGGTCGACCGCCTCGTCTTCATCCGCGCCCATGACGATCACGTTGACCGGGATCCACCCCTTGCGGGAGAGACGGACCACAAAAGGTTTGGCCTGGGCTGGATCTTTCAGCGCGACCTGCACTTCCATGATCGTGTTGCCATCACGCCAGTAGCAGGCGCTGCTCTCGGCCATCTCCTGCCGCTTGCGCTCAAATGCCTTGATCTTCATTCGGTCTCCAAATTTGGAAGGTGCTGCGGATTGCGGTCGGGTTCGCTCTAAAAGATCACTCCCCAACCTGCTCTTCTTCTGAGCCACCCCGCTCCACGATGTCGGCCAGTTCGATCAGGCTGAGATTGGCCTTCCGTAGCGCGGTATGGATGACGTCCGCCAGCTTGACGATCGCCCGGTTCATCTCTACCGGGTTGTCCTTATGCCGGACCCCGAACGTGAGCGCCAGCCAGGCCGAGGCGGCTTCCAGGGCGGTCAGTTCACAGGTGATGGTCACTTTCTGCGTGTGCTGCATGCTTGTCCTTTCGGTTCCCGCTGTATGGAATCCCATAATAAGAGTCGCCGGTTACGGTTATTGTCAGGCCCCTGCCCTGCTGAAGCCTTTCGAGAGTTGGCAGGTGCGGACAGGCTCAGAAGGACAGGATGCCAGGCCGACTATCGTTATGGAAAGACCTTCCCGGCGTAGCCGGGGCGCGAAGCGCGTTCTTGTTAAAACCTCTTCTTGTTAGGGTGCAATACACTGCACCTATTGAACCAATAATAGGTGCAATACACTGCACCTGTTGACGTAATCATTTAATTGGGACTTCGGGGTTCTCCTTTCCATTTGCAGTGAAAAAACGGATGATGTAGGTGTTGTTCCTGCCGCTGCGCAGGACCATAATCAGGCGTTGTTCCTCCAGGCTCTTGAGAGCGTACAGGACGGTGCGTTTCTTGTAGCCCGTTACCTGGGCCAGGGTGTCGACAGAGGGGAAGCAGCGGTTGTTCTGGTTGGCGAAGATCGCCAGGGCCAGGAAGACTGAAAGCGGACAGCCCTGAAGGCGTTCCAGATAGGGCAGAAAATGGCGACTGAGCTTGAGCCAGCCAACGGTCTTGAAGGAGCGCAGTTCCCCCTGCTCGTCTTCGACGACGATCGTTTCGGGGGGTTGTTGGGCCAGGACGTGCAGGCCCATCATGGCCCTGGCGTCGTCGATCTCCTGCATGGTGACAAACGACTCGGGCCTGGGGGTGTAGACGGTCTTTTTCCTGGGCACAGCAGCCTCTCTCAGCGCCAGGCAGCCGGACGGCAAGATACCGATCGGCGCTCTGGATATGGGATTGTCTGACGCCAAGTGCTTGAGCCTGCTTAGGGTTGGTGAAAGGGGGAAAACAAAAACCCTTTCGTTGCTGGTCTGGTTGGTTCCGGAAACCCACCGGCCAAGGCGGGCACCAAACCAGCGACGAAAGGGTTCTTACCCGGAACCGATTTTGCCCTGTTAGGCAGGCTGGCGAGACCTGCGGGCAGCACAGACTGTAAGGCATCTTGGCACTTCGAGTCAAGCGGCAATTTTCAGTAGGGGATTTCGTCGTCGGGCTCCTCGAAGCGGATGGGATCCAGCAGGGGGTCGGTGCCCTCGTCCCAGAGCGCTTCCTGGCGCAGGTCCTCGTCGATCAGGGCCATCTCGGTCTCCTGGGCAGCCCGGCACTCGTCGCAGATGTTCGAGTCGTTGACCCATTCCTCCGGTTGGCGATAGAAACCGCAACGCGGACAGGAGGGCAGGGTCTCCAGGCGGCGGATGTGGGTCTCGGTCAGGTCGACGGTGAAGTGCAGGTGGACGAAGTGCGGGTCCAGGAACAGGCGGGCGAAGTCCGGATACTGGCGCACGACTTCTTCGAAGGTGAAGACGTCATGCCCATTGGCGGTCGGATCGTCGGCGACTTCCCACTCGACTTCAAACAGCGGCTCGTTCATGGGGTGTCCTTTCGGTAATACTTGCGGGCATCGCCCCGGTTGCAGGGGCGGCACTTGCGGTTGTAGCCCTGCGGGTCGGTCTTGAGCGGGCCAAACTCCGAGAGCGGCTTGATTCCCTTGCAGACGGCGCACCTGCGCAGGCCTTGCTCAAACAGGTCGGCGTTGGTGATGCGCAGCTTGACGCCGTGCTCGACCAGGACGCTCTGCACAAAGCCGGTTGAGTAGCCCAGCGACTCGGCAATCCCGCGCACGGTATTGGGTCCGGTCTTAGCCTTCTCCAGGACGCGCAGGGCCTTGGCCTGCCGGTTACGGGTGGGGAAGATCGAGCCGGGCGCGATCTGGCGCACGCGCTCGGGGCTGACCCCAAAGCGCTGGGCGACCTCGAAGATGCTCTCGCCCAGGACGATGCGCCGATAGCGGATCTGGCTATCGCGAGTCTGGCGCTCGACCTGCGCCTGTTCGCTCTTGGTGATCATCTTAGACCTTCCAGTCCAGCCACTTGTGCTGGGTGTCGTGGGGATGCAATCGCCAGAGCGAGGTCCACAGCACCAGCGAGTAGACGTCGGTGTTGCGATCGCCCAGGCTCTCGCCTTCCGGGCCGGTGAACTGCGGGCGCTGCATCAGGGTGATGACGGCCACAGGCGGATGCTCGCGGTACAGGTGCCGTCCCCGGTCCTGGCCGTGCAGGAAGTCGGACGGCAAGAGGAAGCAGACGTAGTGGGCCAGCTTCAAGCATTCACGCACAAACGTCTCGGCCAGGGAGAAGGGCGGGTTGCCGACCGCCAGGTGGTAGCGCTGGCCCTCCAGCACCCAGGTGTGGCCGGGGAAGTTGAAGTTGGGGAACCAGGCCTGGTACAGTCCCCGGCCAGGGCGTTTTAGCTCGCGGATGTCAAAGCCGGTGCGGTGTGAGTGCGGCCAGACTTCTCGGACCGCCCGGCCCCATACGCCTGCCCCTGCTCCCGGATCCAGGACCGAGAAGTCGCGCTCATGGCCCAGGTGGAAGACGTCCTTCAGCATCCGGCAGGCAGGACCTGGCAGGCGCGGATCGGTCAGGTAGACGTCTTTATCAATTCTTGGCCGCATCTGGTCGATGGTGTCTTTGTCGCGGTACAGGACTGGCATCAGCGGGTCTCCTTCTCGATCCGGGCCAGCAGGTCTTCAGGGAACAGATCGGGCAGGGCGCGCAGGTGCGGGTAGATCTCGCGCAGCAGCCGCTTGAGGTAGTTGACCTTATTCTGGGAGCGGTTGGCCTTCAGCCAGGCGTTGACCTGGGTGATCTCGGTCATCTTGCCGTTGAGCGCCCGCAGCGCCTTCTGCCGCCAGTTCTCGTACTCTTTCCGGGACAGCGGTATTCCGGTGGTTGGATCGCTGCGAGTCTGGGCGGCCAACTGCACCTGGATGGAGCGAATGTCCTTGGCGAGGGCCGCTCGTTTGAGTTCAGCTTCCTTGATCGTGGTGGGCTCAATCCATTCCATCATTCAGGATCTCCACAAGGTCGGATACGACGCGCCGCAGTCTGCGCAGACGGCGGTTCAGGCTGGCAACGGCGGCAGCGCGGGACTGGCCGACTCCGATGACGGTGTGCGAGCGTGGCTTCCCGCGAGCGTCGGCCTGGCTCAGCAGGTAGAACTGCCATTGGCCGCCCTGGTGGCAGCCGACGTACTTCTTGCCCAGCAGATAGCGCTTCATGTCTTCTGAATCTTCACCTTCTTGGGCGTGATCGCCTTGCGCTTGCGAGTCTTCTTCGGGCGCTCTTTCATCGCCTGCTCTTCCAGCACGACCGCCTTCTCCGCCACGCGCTCGATGGGCTCATAGACATAGCCATCCGGGAAGCAGGCCTGGGGCGGATGCTCGGGGATCGGGATGCCCTTGACCCGCAGGCGCAGTTCGTGCGCCCGGATCAGCCGGTCCAGTTCGGTTGTGTCTTGCGCCATCTGCGCCAGGATATTGCGGTGAGACTTGAGCCCATGATAGCGATCGACCAGGGCTTGCGCAACTGGCACTTCGCCGGGATAGGGCTCGATCGGCCGGGGCTCCAGGTGAGCCTGAGCGGCGTAGGCCTTTTCCTGGTAAGCGAACCACTTGCGCCGCAGCAGGTCGTGATCGAAGTCCTTGAGGGTCGGAACCCAGGCCATCAGGATTCTCTGGCGACCAGCCGCCCCAGGTTGGTCAGCCGGTAGGGTGAGACCGGGTAAGAGTCTTTGGCTACTTCGATCCAGGCGTTCTTGTGCAGCGAGTAAAAGGTGTTTAGGTGGACGGTTTCAGCCTGACCGCCGCGCCCGAGGCCGCCCTGCTGAATGCGGACATGGGCCTCCAGGCCGCCGTATAGGCCCAACTCCCAGCCGTCCAGCATCCGGCGCAGGATGAGACGTTGTACGGCGCTGGGCTTGCGCTTCTTAGTCATGCCATTTTCTCCGAGAGGTTGATCAGGGCCAGGCCCAGGTCGTGGGCTTCTCCGGCCGTCAGGCGCACGGCCTGGCCGGGTGCGCCGTAAATCACGCCTTCGTTCAGGGTCAGCACCACCCACTGCACGTTCAGGTGTTCGTGCAGATAGGCGCGCACGCTGGAGAAGGGGTGGGCGGTGTCGGACGGGTTCATCCAGAAACGGTCTTGGTTCATGGGTCTCCTGAAGTAATTTGCGGTGGCCGGTAGTAGGCCTGGTCCAGCAGGCGGGCATCTTCGATCCGGTAGCGCTTGAGGATGCGCCGGGCGGCCGTCACCGGCAGCTTGTGGATATATAGCGCCGTCAGTTCGACGGGTGCGCCGGTCAGGATCTGCTCCAGTTCCAGCGCCGAGCAGGTGTCCAGCGCCTGGCGCAGGCGCGGCTGGATCAGGATCCGCAAAGGCTCGGGGATCGCAAACCCAAACGCCTCGCACCAGTGGCGGTAGGTCTCGGGATCGTCGATCTTTCTGAGACTGCCCCAAAACTCCTCATACGTCCACACCTGTTTGTTGTTCGCCATACTGCTCCATTCTAGTACAAACGGATACGATGGGTCAAGAGAGAGTTAGCCGTAACCCGGCCAGTTCGCCTCGACCAGGATCTGGGCCAGAGTGGCCCGGCAATCGTCGATGTTGGCTTGCAGGTCTTCGATCGGGGTGTCGTCGTCGTAGGCCAGCAGGTGATACTGGTCGTCCAACTTGCTCAGCAGTTCTTCATAGTGGTCGGCCATCTGGGAGATGGTGCGCATAGCTTTAGCGATCTGGTCAAGCATCGCCCTGCTCCTCGCCCTGGTACTGGGAAGTGCGAGCGCCTTCCAGGCTGATCAGGGTCTGCTCGTCCGAGTTGACGTCGAGGTTGAGCACCAGTTGCAGCTTGCCCTCGTTCCAGTCCAGGTAGACCGCTTCGCCTTCTACCGAATCGGATGTCCCCATGCCGTAGATGTACAGGCCGATGCCATTGCCATAGAAGCGGATCTCGATCGGCTGGAGGTTGCCGTCGCCGTCGATCAGGGTGGTCTTGAAGTAGTCGGGTTTTGCAAGCATGTGGGTCCTTTCTCAGAAAGCGTAGGTCTTCAGGTGCTCGCCCAGGGCGATCATGCGATCAAGTTGATCGCGAGTCCAGAACAGGTGGCGGCTGTCTTCGTCAGCGTCCAGTTCGGCCCACAGCAGGGTGAGAAGGTCAACCAGGTCTTTCTTGGCGATCACCACCACTTGCTCGGGACCATTCAGATTGGACGGGCATTCCGGATTGGGGCAGGTCTCGTTGCTCAGGCCCTGCCACTGATAGTCACAGCCACACTCATGGCACTCGCCCGAGTCATCGACCGGGTCGCGGAAGCGATCACCCAGGTCATCCAGGCGATGCTCCAGGGAGTCGTAGAGGGATTCGGGAGTTGCGTCGTCATCTCCCAGGCGCAGCAGATTGCTCAGATTGTCTTCGTCCAGATTGGCCGCCAGAAAATGGCAGGCGTAGGACAGCAGGCGCACGTCGGTTAGCTCGTCAACGGTCTTCATGCAAAGTCCTCCGGGCCGATCCAGGAAAGCTCTTCCAGGCGGCGCTTGTGGTGAGTCGGATAGGCCCACTCGAACTCGCGAGCGATGTAGGCCAGGGCCTGGTGCAGAAGGTCGTCGTCGGCGTCAGCAGGCATGCGGGTACAGTAGCTGGCATCGTCGACGTCTTCCCACCATTCGTCCGGGTCCTGGGTTGCGCCCTGGGCGCGGACGTGCAGGTCGAAGCGCAGCAGGTTCTGGTCCTCGGGATCGTCTGGATCCCACTCGCCTGACCAGCCTTCGCCGATGTTTACCCACTCGGCCATCACCTGGCCGCTGGGCGTAACGTGCATCATGGTGCCTTCAAGAGCGATGGGCATGGGTGTCCTTTCTTAGAACGGTAGCTCTTGCTCGAAAAAATCCTGCTCGGCGGATACAGGCGGCTCGACATAACTCTGAGCCGCTGGCGGGGCTTCTTTTCCAGGGGCGAAGCGGCCTCGCCTGTCACGCTTTGCACACTCTGCGCGGACCTTGCCGCCGCGCCTGCCGTAGTCGGCGGCCTGTAATCCCAACCGGATCAGGACCTGCTGATCCTCCGGGTCCAGGACCTTGATCCAGTCGACCCGGCCCTTCAGCTTATCGCCGTACTTGCGCTTGAACAGGCCGGTCATTGGGCTGCCAGGATAGCGCCTTGCAGTAGGCGGCTGGATAGGTCCCAGATGGGAATGTTCTGGATGGCGGTGGCAATCTCTTTCAGGCCATCGTCGGCTCGCAGGGTGAACAGCCAGTAGGTCGCCATCAAGTTGTCGGGCTTGATCCGGACCAGGAGCAGTTCTTGCGGATGGGGAAATTCCTGGATGGTATGCACGCCCAGGTGGGCGACGATCTCGATCTCATCACCCCAGCGGTTGTAGATACTCATGCCTTCCCTCTCATCATTTTTGCAATAAGGTACTCAGGCAAGGCAGGTTGGACCAGGATTTCAAAAACATCATGTGGTCCAACCCCCATCTCGGCCATGACGTCGAACAGGGCCGTTGTGGCAGTTCGAGACGTATGCCTGATTGCTTCGGCAATCACGATTCCATCTTCGTTTGTGATCTTGACGTACCATTTGGGTTGCTTCATGCAGTTTCCTTTTGGTGTTCCAAAGCCCACTTGATACTGCTTGCCAGTTCTTCCTTAGCCCACTTGGAGCCGATGTAGCCCCAGCAGGCGTCGTCGTCGATCATGTTGCCGTCTTCGTCGTTGGTCTGCACCACCACGCCCCAGCAGTCCCCCGAAAGCCAGTCGTTGTAGGTGTCGACACATTCCCTGGCCCACTGCTCCATCTTGGCGCGGCGCTTCTTGCCGGTCAGGCCCTTAGCTTTGACATTGCGCAAGTGATCGTCGGGAATCCAAACCGCCCCGCCGTTGGTCACGTCCCACTGTTGGTCAGGGAAGCGGTTTTCGTACAGCAGGGAGTAGGCTCTCCCGCCGTGCTCGTAGTAGCTGAGAAGCACGGCATCCGGATCGCCCAGATCGCCTGCCTGGCGGTGCTCTTCCAGGAGTCGGTCGTAGATCCCTCGATAGGGGAGCTTCAGGTTGGCGCGGGAGTAGATCCGCTTTAGTTCTGCGTCTGCCTCTTGCCAGGACTGTTCGCGCTTGTACAGATAGGTCTCGCGCAGCAGGTCGTCGAGCGGCTTATCGACCTCTCGGGCTACCTCTTCCAAGAGGTCATCTTCACCGACCAGCAGTTCCCCATACCGAGTCTGGCCGCGAGCAGCCCAGTAGTCAGCCGAGCGATGGTTGTCATGGGCGCAGATGTAGCCCGTGCCGTTGTCCTCGGTCGGGTCGGAGCAGTCATCATCGCGAGCCAGGTAGCCGACCAGATAGCGGCCGTCCGGCAGCTTGTGGACCTGGATGGTGCTCTCATCGGCGTCCGAGTAGAAGATCTCCAGGTCGATCAGTTTGGAGTCGGGGTCCTTCGGATCGGGATCGTAGGTGTAGGTGTCGTTCATGGGTCTCCTTTCAGGGAACAGGCGGCTTGCCAATATCGACACAGCCTTCCGGGGTCCAGACGTAAGGCGGTGGGCAGTAATAGCCCGTCAGGGGCAGATAGATGGTGTGGGTCTCCCCGGCCACGGCCGGGCCGGTGGTCAGCAGCAGGAACAGGGCGATCAACAGCAGGCGCTTCATGCTTCAGCCTCGTAGGCGAAGTCAGCGTCTGCGGGATCGCCCGGATCCTGGTATTCGACCTCCCAGATCTGGTCGTAATCCTGGACGTCATCCACTTCGGATCCCTTCTTGGGAGTCCAGTCTTCCAGGCCCAGTTCCTGGGTCAGTTCTAGCTCGAAGGCCAGGTCGGTAGCGGCAGCCTGGTTGGCAGCCCAGAGAGTGGTCTTGAGAATGACCACCCTGGCGTAGGTAAGGGTGTAGAGCGGCATGGTCAGTCCTCCAAATTTGGAACTTGCAGGTCGTCGGCCATGCCGCCCAGAACCTCGATGATCACCATCCGGTCAGTCTTCATAGTTTGCCTTCCCAGAAAGAGTCTCCATTCTCGTCCAGTTGCATGCCCTGATAGGGCTCTTCGTGCGGGTCGTAGTCGTCGTCTTCCAGATCGTCACCTTTCTCGTTCAGTCGAAAGAACTCCGGATCGGAGCCCTGCCCAATCAGGGCCTCGGCCATCTCCGCAGGCGTCAGATACTCCAGGCTATCGGTTTCCCAGTGGCCGGAGTAGCTGCCTTCCACGCTTTCCCGGTAAATGTCGCCCAGGCTCATGTCGTCGGGGATCTCCCCCTCGACCAGGACCACGAACTTGAACGTATAGCGGGCGAAAACTCGGTCGCTCATTGCACACCTTTCGGATAGAACGTGCGGGCATGTTCCAGGGTGATCGGTTCCGAGTAGTCGGAGACCGTCCAGGACTCGTTCGCCATCTCGAAGTAGCGCTCGATGTCCGCTCCGGTCATGGGCTTGGGCAGGGGCTCACCCATTTCCATTTTCCACCAGTCGGCGACATAGTGGCGCAGGACGATCTGCACCACCTCGTCGCTCTCGCAGATGTAGAAGTTCGTGCCGTGCCGGTGCTCGATTTGCAAAACCTTCATGGGTTCTCCTTTCAGAAAAAACTGGGAATGCAAAATAGGTACAGGTTGACGTAATGCTAGTTGCCTTCCGAGTTCGGATAGCAGCAGGGGAAGATCTTGAAGTCCTCGGGCTGGTAGCCCAGTTCGGGGTCGACGATCGCAAAGGCCGCGTCCACCGGCCCCTCGTCGGTCTCGATGATGTGGCGCTCTTCGTGCTGGTAGAGCGCCTTGCGGGTATCGGCGCAGCCCACGCGATGGACGTGGGCGACGTGGCCGCCCCGCGTCATGGGGGCGAAGACCAGGAAAGCGCGAACAGCGTTATCGCTCACCAGTTTTCTCCTTGGTGGACAGTCAGGACGATCGGCTCGCCCGCGTTGTACGCGACGCACAGCGAGCGGATGGCATAGTGCGAGTCGGTGATGGCCCACTCCCACTTGCGCTGGCGGATGTAATACTGGTCATCGCTGACCAGGTAGCCGTCCTTCCACATGAGCTTCTTGACCACGTCATAGCCCTGGCGCTGAAGCACGCGCTTTATCCGGTGCCAGAGCAGGCTCTCGCGATAGATCTTGACGTCATCGGCTCGCTGGATGAGGCAGGTGTTCTTCTGAAGGTTCAGACCGACGATCACTGGTTCTCCTTTTCGTGAATGTTGTCTTCGATGATGACCTCGTGCCGGTAGACGCGCACGATCTCGTAGATGCACTTGTCCAGCCGGTAGAGCTTGTGGAAAGCGGCGATGGCTTCAGCTTCCGTCCGGGCGGTGATCTTGTGAGTGAAGGGCTCGGACGGTTCTTCCAGAGGGGTGGCTCGCAGGATGTAGCGCCCCCAGTCGCGGATGTAGAAGTACAGGTGCTCCCAGCCGCCTTCCCCCAGGCCGGTGTGGTCTTCGTAGTAGCCCTGCTCCAGGATCTGGTTGACGGTGCGGAGGGTGTCGGTATTCATTTCGGGTTTTCCGATAGCTCCTTTCAAGTCCTCGGTGTTTGGATCTTGCTCGTGTTGTTTCCAGGCGCTACTCTAGACAGCGCGGGTTCCGGTGCAGGGTCAGCCATTCGCAGGCCGGTTGCAAAGGTAGACCAGGCTGGCGAATTGAGTCGCCGTGATCGGGATAGCAAACCCGGCGTGATCGTTATCAAAGCGCCAGGTCTTGAAGTTGAACGCCGTGCCCCGATGATCATAGGCCATGACCCAGGATGTATCTCCGCTTCGGCGCTCGATCCTAATCCGATACAGGCTCGGAAAGTTGATGGTCAGGAGATTTTCCTGGAAGTCCAGATCGTCCATTCTTAGGCCGCCTGTCCCAATTGCCGCAGCACGTAGCGGCAGAGGGCCTTCTCGATCTGCTTGTCGAGGAAGTCCGCAGCCGGATAGAACTGGTCCGCGTCGGCCTGCTGCATGTAAGCCCAGACGTTGTGCCTGGCGGCAATTGAGGTTGGCATGACCTCCAGGGCGCGCACCAGGAGCGAAGGCACGAAGTAGTCCTGCTCGATGTGACTCTGGAGGTGGTCGGAACCGTGGCTGGCTTCGCCCAGCGTCTGGCCGTCTTCTGTGACCATGGCGCAGTAAAAGCAGTCGCCGGGGCCGGGGACGTTCACCTGGCCGGTGGTCAGGGCCACCATGAAGGCTTTGACGTATTTCTTCACCTGCTTGCGCAGGGTCTTCGCGTCGACGGCCGGTTGGCTGGGAAGGGGCAACTGGCCGCCTGGCCCAATCGTCATGCCGTCTTCAAAGGGGATCCAGTCGGCTTCGTTCCGGTAGCCACCCTTGCCGATGAACCATTGGCCGCCCTTCTGGGAGATGACGACGCCTGGTTGGCCGTAGCGGTTGAGCCGGGCCTTAGTGGTGACGGTCTTCCAGCCACAGCTATCGTATTTCACGGAGCTGTCCGGATAGAGCACCAGGATGGTGTGGCCGTGCAGGCGCACTTCGATCTCGTCCTCGCCCTGAATGGCGTAGGTGTTGTTCTCCAGCTTGCGGCTGGGGGCCATGCCCTGGCGGCCTCTCAGCTTGGGCAGGATCTCTTCATAGCGGTTGTGGGTCATAAGGTCTCCTATGGGTCCAATCCGGGTTTCATGGGGCCGCTGGCGTCGATGATGGTCTCGTTCACCTCGCGGCGCACAATCTCGTAAGGAGCGTCGGTCAGGAAAAAACCTGCGTGAAAGTAGCGGATGGCGGTGTCTTCATCCACGGCCTGGATGTCGACATAGTCCGACAATTCTCCGTTACTGTCCTCATCGGGGACGCGCAGGACGTAGGTCTTCCAGCCCTGAATGTGCGGTCGGATCGCCTCCAGTTCTTCGGGCGGCTTCATCCGGTTGGGGCCGGTAACGCCTGTCTTCAGGGCCTTTTCAACGCGATCTCTCACCCAATCTTCCATTTCAGCCCACCAGCTTGTGTTTCTTGAGCACTTCGGCCCACTTGGCGTCGAAGGTCTCCCGGTTGACCCGGTCGGCCTTGTCGCTGAAGGTGTTCAGGTGCTTGCCGGTCGTCTTGTTCCAGTAGTTCTGGATGGCGACCTTCTCGGTGTCCCAGAAGCCGATCAGGGTCTGGTAGGAGAACCACAGCACCAGGTCGCCGACCTGGACGCGGGCGAAGTTGCGGTCGATCGAGGCGTGGGCGGTGTCTTTAGTCAGTTTCGTCGTCATCGGGTTCCTCGGGCAGGTGGGTGTCGCAGAAATAGGGGTCGGGTGTTTTGGGGGTGTCACAGTCCTGGTGAATGACCTCCTCGCAGTCGGCAACGGTGCAGACGATCGAGTCCTGCCACTCGAAGACCTTCTCGTAGCAGATGGCGCATTCGGGCGCTTCGTCGCGCTGGTCTTCAAACCTGCGCCACTCTTCCCAGAGGGCCTCTTCCAGCCGGTCGAAAATGTTGGCGGCGATGACGTTGATCGGCGTGGGCGAGCCGTCAAAGGCCGGGCCAATCTCGGGCTCGGCCGTTGCCAGGTCGATGTCATCGGCGGCATACTGGAGGATGTCGGAATAGTAGATTGGAACGTTCGAGTCAGCGATCTCGTGGATCCAATCGTGCGGCTCCCTCTCGTCCGGGTTCTCTTCAATGCGCTCGCGCAGTTCGCGGATACAGTCTTCAATGTCGCCTTGCAGGGTGCTCATTCGGTCTCCTTGGGTGGAACGCGGATAGTGACGACTCGGCCGGGACCGGCTTCGCCGTACTCCCAGTTGGGGGTGTACCAACCCAGGCGGCAGTGGTGGTCACTGTGCCAGCCCCAATCGGCCTGCATGCTTACCAGGTAGAACACGGCCGCCTGGCGAGCCTGGTCCTCGTCGGTGAAGATTCCCAGCGGATAGCGGCGATGGTCGTCATGCGTCCAACCGTTGTCGTACTCCAGAAGAATGACCATTTACAAGTCCTCCCGTTGGCATTCGTCGCAGATGTGCTCTTCCAGGCTGACCTCTTCGGTGAAGCCGCAAGTGTTGTGGTAGACGGCGCGGCAGCGGCGGCATTCCTGCCCATCAAGGTCGTCCGTGCCATTGGGATCGGAATAGACTCGCCTGCCGCAAGCGTTGCAGGGGACGTCAAAGAGCAGGTCGAAGTAGCGGTCGGCATCCATCTCGTCCTGGAACTGGTCCTGGATCGTGTCGCTGTCCAGGGTTGAAAGCAGGCTCCAGATCTGATCGGGCAGGCTGTACTTGCCGCGCAGCCAGCCGTAGGCCGTTTCCCATTCGTAGTGCAGCAGATGAACGTCGCTCATGCGTTCAGCCTTTCGAACAGGTCGTCGATCTCGGCGAGGGACAGGGCTTCGAAGTTGCCCAGGTCGGATAGCAGGTCGCGCACGGCTTCGTAGTCGCCGGTATCGAGCAACTTGCCTTCCAGGTGACGCCGGAGCGTGATCAGGCCCGCCAGAATGGCCCCTAACTCTCGAACGGTGATTGCGATCTTCATTCCACTCCTTTGCTGGTCAGATACTCCCCTTTGACGCGGGTTTTGCGGCCCCCATGCTCGATGGTGATGGCCTTGGTGACGAGCGTGTATTCCCGGACCCAGGTCTCGCCCGCCAGTTTGCGGCGCTTCTCGACCACCTCGTCAATCGACTGGCAGCGCACGCCCTGGGGCAGGATCAGGTAGCTGACTTCAGTCTTCAGAACCTGCTTGTTGATCTTCATCGCCATAGCGCTCCTGAGCCTCTTCGATCGTCAGTTCGAGCGGGTACTGGTCCAGTTCGAAGAAGCCGAAGTATTCGCCCAGGGACCGATAGGCCCAGGCGCGGGCGATCGGATCTTCTGAGCAGAAGCTGGCCCGCAGTTCGTCCGGCTGGAGTCCTTGAAAGTCGGCCACAGCGTCAATGTGGTCATCAAACCACTTGGTGTAGCGATCGAGCGGATAGGGCAGGTCGGGATGCTTGTCCAGGATGCGCTTGTGGACCAGGTGGCCTTCGTGCAGGCCGCAGCGCTCCAGGCTGAAGCGGTAGGCGAATCCTTTGGGGGTATCATCCAAGGGCTCCCAGTATTCAGCCTCTTCCTCGTAGACGCCGGTCGTGTCTCGGTAAACCCAAAAGCCGCCATAAGCGATTGGGTCGCCCTGGTCGCCCAGGTTGTCGATCAATTCCCATTCAGGCTGGCGGGTCATTCCTTGTAGGCCTCCGGGTTGAGTTCTTCCTGCCAGAAATACAGGTCTTCGGCTTCGTTGTCGCGGAACTTGAGCTGGCGCTCGGTGTAGTCCTTGAAATAGTCCTCCTCCACATCGCCCTGGCGCAGGGTCAGGAATCCCAGCAGCCCCTCGGCGCTCTTGGGATCGGATCCGTCCCAGGAATAGAAATCATTCCCCTCGAAGATCGTGCCGTCCTGGTCGAACAGGTGGTAGCGTACGCGGGGCTTGCCGTGCCCATCCTCGCCGACCACCTCCAGGACCAGGGTGTAGTTCTCGTACTTGTATTGCCTCACTCGACTGCCTCCTCGGGCTCGCAGTAGCCCAACTCCAACAGCGCCGTCCGGACCAACTCGGTGGCCGGATAGCGGCCAGTACCATCCGTGTCGATGTATTCCCAGTCGTGGGCCTGCGACAGGCGCTGGATGACTTCCTTGGCGACAGTTTCAAGCTCTTCCAGTTCGAGATCGGGGAACCACTCGTCGAAGTGGAAGCGCAACTCCTCCGCGCACCACTCAATCGACTGGGCGTAGGCGTAGGCGTGCATGCAGTCATCGCACACCCAACCATCGACCTCAATGCCGACGCCGCCGTTGCCCCGGTAGCCGGACATGACGTGCGGCGGGTTGGACGTCAGGCTCTCGGAATGCTCGCAGGTCCAGCGGAAGATGAACTGGCGGAAGATTGGGCTGTGGCCCGGCTCGTTGAAGAACTTCCAGAAGTCGGGGACCAGGTTGGTTGGGATCTGCTTTTCCAGGTCGTCGTCCAGGTCATAGAAACTGGCGTGGTCGAGCGGATAGACGTAGCCCTCGTCTTTCTGGGCCAGGTGCGCCTGCCACATCTCTTTCAGCCGGGTGAATTCCAGCCGGTCCTTGCCCGAAACGTAGATCGGGGTGATGGTGAAGGGCTGGTCATTCTCAAAGCTGATCAGCCAGTAGTTCCATTCCCAGAAGGCCCCCGCGTAGGGGGCGTGGTGCTTGGCTTCCAGGACGCGGTAGCTAGTTGTCATGGGCCTCCTTCAGGCAATTGGCTTTTGCTGCTTCGATGGCCTGGCGCTGCGACAAAAAGCGCGGTGCCGGGTGATCGTAATAGCCGTGGGTGGTGGTCTTGGCGATGTGGCGCTTGCCCACGCCCCTGGCCTTCTGGTGGCTCTCCACGACGCAGATTGCGCCGCTGGGCTGGTGCTGGACGTAAACGACATCGTGGTAGCCGATAACATGGCCCCAGGGAGTCCAGTAGTGGCGATAGGGGCCAGAAATGACAAAATCGCCATCAACCTTCTTCATGGGCGCTCCTTTCCTGAAACGGCGATTGCGTGCTTGACGATGTGGTGGACGTCTCGGTCGCCGTCATCAATCCACAGCCGATAGGCTTCTGTTCGCGGTCCGCCATTGGGCAGGTCGCTAAAATAGCGGATGGCGTAGCCATTCACGCCCAGCAGGATGTGCAGTTCGGAATCCCAACGCGGCCGTTGGAAGTACGGCCGCAGGGAGTCGGGCAGGAGCTTCAGGTGCTTGTAGATCGCCCGCTTGCGTTTGCCTTCGTCGATGATGGGCGAGATATTGGGCTTCAGGCGCATTAGTCCTCCAGGGTGAAAGACGAGTCGATAAACGCCTGCTTGATCTGGCGTTCGGCTTCAAAGAGGTCGGGCATCTCAGAGACGGCGACTACGACCACGATGTGCCTCATTGCGCCCATCGGGTCGAAGTGGTTGATGATCCAGGGAATTCGATGCAGGCGTTCTTGCACCACTTTCATGCCGTCGTAGCGGTTATCCCAGCGGTAGTTCTTCCAGGTGATATAGAAGTTGACGCTATCCATGGTCTTCGGAAACATTTAGGGTGCCTCCAGGGTGAAACCGTACTTGGTCAGGATCTCGCGCAGTCTGTCTTCGACACGCCCCAGCGCCACGGCATCGACGTTGCCAGTCAAGGCGGATCGGTAATACGGGGACACATCGTCCAGATTGACGGTGACGGCATAGAACAGGACCTGATCAAACGGTCCCGCTTCGACTTCATGCACATAGGGCAGTTCTGCGATCTCGGTCTCGGCTACGACGATCGCGGTGTCGAGAGGAACGCCTTTCTTGTATCGCAGGAAGTACACAACCTGGCGAATAGACTTAGGCAGGCGCATTTGGTGCCTCCAATTGGTATTCGCACAGCAGCAGCAGGGTGATCAACTGCTGCTCGACCCAGTACAGATCCAGGTCCAGGTCGCGCCTGACGACAGCAAACTCGACGGTGCTGCCGTAGTCGTTCCAGTCGGACAGCCAGGGCCAGTCCTCTTTCTTGAGCACGATCTCGGCGTCCAGTTGCTCGCGGCTGGACTCAATCACCTCCTGGGGATCGTCCCAGAATCCTCGGCCGGTGCCTTTGCGCCGACCGAAGTAGTGGAACTCAAAAACAACCTGGTTGACGGTGTCGGGTATGACGATCATGGGGTAGGCTCCCAGGCGAACTCGGGGAACTCGGCCTCGCCGCACAGGTACAGATAGAGCTTGTACGACAGGGCCTCTTTGTAACTGATCGGATAAGCCTCGCGATACCAGACCTTGGCACCGCAGTAGGTTTCGTCGAAGCCGTAGCCAGGCCCCAGTTCCACGATCCAGTCCATCAATCGAAACTGGATGTAGTCCAGGTGGCGCTCATACATCACCTGGCGCATCTGGTCAACGACAGCCTGCATGTCAGTTGGGTTCATCAGTATTCTCCCCAGTAGGGATCGGGATAGGGGATGGGCCGCCAGGCCAGGATCCACTCACCGCTCCAGTCGTCGAGGCGGTAGTTCCAGTGGTCGCCGGTCCACTGAGCGATGTCAACTCGGCGGCGGCCGTTGTTGTTCTTGATGGTCACGAAGTAGGTGGCAGGCAGGCCTTCCGGCAGGCGGTCTTCAGTCAGCGTCCACATCGTCGGGGCCTTTCTGCACCAGTTCGCCCGTCTCCACCGAATAGATCGGGTACGGGCAGGGGCTGTCCTCGTCGAAGAAGTCCGGGCCAAAGGCGTAAGCCTTCACGCCGCCCGGCATCGGGCTGTCCAGATCGCCCGCGCCTGGGGCGCAGGGCGAGCAGTAATGGCATTCGGTGTAGTAGGGGCTCTTGAGCACGAACAGGGCGTTGAGCGTCTCGCTCCAGTCGGTCTCATAGCCGTCTTCGTCGATGCCCAGGTCCCAGCCGACCGGCTCCAGTTCGATGAAGTCGTTGCCCTCGGCCCAGGTCTGCTCACCACACTCCGGACAGGTGACGTTGTCGTTGGTCTGCGAGTCTGTCACCATGAAGGTCTCTTCACAGTGCTCGCACTCGACCTCGACCTCGTAGTCCGGATAGATCGGCTCGGCTTCGCCCATGACCCAGGACGCCAGCGAGTGCTGGCTGATCACGCCATAGCGGATGCCATTTTCATGGTCGATGTTGCTCATGCCCAGGCCGTAGTCAATCCCGGCCTTGTACTTCTCGCGGAATGCTTCGGTGTCGAAATTGTCAGGATCTTCCATGCTGGTCCTCCAGTTTTTCGATTTTGAAATGCGGTTTCAAGGGGATAGCGCGGCCGACCAGATTGGCGACCATCGGATCATCTTTGTACTCGGTCGCCCAGTTGTCGTAGCTGACCAACAAGGAGTTGTCTTGCTGGATCGTGCCATCGACGTAGTCGAGGGTGGTGTTGTTCGGGTCCAGATAGGCTCGCACGCGATCACCCGGCTTGAGATCCATGGATTTTGTCCTTTCGTTTCTGCATGGCGGCGCGGATGATGTTCTCGCTGAAGCGAGTCGTCAGGTCGGAAAAACCTTCCGGCCAGTCGCGAATGGCCCCATACTCGTTGGCCTGGAAGGCGTGGCCCTGATAGACGAACAGGATGCGATCGTGCGGCAGGGTGCCGTTGGCGATCAGCAGCCGCAGGGCGTAGAAGATGTTTTCGGTGGAGTAGGTTTCGTGGATGTCGGCATCAATCGTTTTGGCCCATTCGGCGATACTAAGGGCTCGCTCCAGGGCTTGCCCGTCCGGCCAGGCGGCACCAGATAGGTGCGGGTCGTACTCGATGAAGATCAAGGTTTTACCTCCCGATAGCGCATGATGTAGGTGCTTGCCATCCAGTCTTCCCAGTGTGTGGTCCAGGCCTGGCCCTCGGTGTCTTGATCGCTGACCAGCAGGATGTTCTGGCCCAGATTGTGGCGCACGTTGGCGTAGAAGAGCGGATCACCGTCCAGGTTTTCACCCTTGGGACCATAGGCGCGAACCTCGACCTCCGCCTCCGGATACAGCTTTTGCAGGGCCTTCAGCTTCTCGATCAATTCGTCAATCGGCATGGAACAGTCTCCTTTGCTAATAGATTACACAAAATGGGCGTGTAAGGCAAGTTCTAACCCGGATAGGGTCAGTCTTCCTACTGGGGCTGGCCGTCGTGGTACGAGCGGCAGCAGTCGATGGAGCAGAATTCGCCCTTGAGATAGGCGGGGCGGGTGTAGATCCCGTCCGGGTGATGGCCGTAGGCGAACAGGCGGCCTCGGAAGTTCTGACCGCACCAGGAGCAGCCCTTCTGGGTGCGCACGATCTCGCGCACGAGGTCATGGCGGGCGAATGGATTGCGCCCAATGGATACAGGCATGCAGTCTCCTATGAATAGAACAGTTCCAGGTAGCCCTTCTTGTCGAGCTTCTGCTCGTCCAGGTGCTCGGTGTTGTGGTAGGTGTAATCCTGGGGCGTGAGCGCCTTAGCCTGGGCTTCCGCCCGGAAGTGGCTCTCCTCGCGCACCAGCAGCAAGGCCCAATACAACTGGCCGGTCTGCTTGTCTTTCTGGTAGTAAGTTGCCAGATAGAGACTCTTCTGCATGGGTTATCCTTTCCAAATTTGGAACGTCGGTTGCTTAAATGCAAAACGGGCTCCGGTTAGGGAGCCCGTTGGCCTTGGATGAAAGATCAGTAATCGCCCATCGGATCGAGAGGATCGACGGTCTTGGGCGGGTTCTTGTCCAGACCCAGTTCTTGGTCTTTCTTTTCGCGCCAGGTCTGGTCCTTGCCTTGCGCTACCTGGCGCAAGAGTTCCAGCGCAACCTCGTTGAAGTTCTTGCCTGTTTCGCCGGATAGCAGATTGATTAGCTGGCCGAGGCCCATGTTCTGGGGACTCCAGTTGCCGGTTGGAAAGTCTCCTTGGGCCTTGAGCGCGGCCTCCTGAGCCGAACCGGCAAAAGCATGTGTGGCCCAGGACTGGCAGTCCCAGCCGGTATAGTCACAGCCGCCCTGGATGAAGGCAAAGCGTGCTTCGCCATAATCTGGATCGGGGGACAGGCGCACGACCCAGCGCCAGTCGTCGCCATCATTCTCGCCCGTCCAGACGGCCAGGACTTGCTCGATGTCGTCGACGGTGAACGTGCGCTGCGGATTGTATTCCAGGCAGGCAATCAGGTCATAGTCGATCCCGCGTGCTTCGTGCTTGCGAATGTCATCGTAATAGCTCATTTGTTGGTCTCCTTGTCAGACACATTATTCGTTGGGCAGCGGCTCGATTTCCCAGAAGCGCTCGCAGGCGTGCAGGATCTGCTCATCTTCCTGGGGTGTGATTGCAACATGGCCCCGGACCAAAGTCTCGATCACGGTGCAGGCCAGATCGTAGGGCTCCATCAGGTATTCCCAGCCTGCGCCAGTGGAGCGGATGACGCTGTAGGGCGAGCAGTGGCCGGTGGGCGAATACTCGCACTGGGCCGTGTAGTCGCCAGGCTCAACAGGCGTGTGCTGAACCAGATCGGTGCAGAAGATCTTGCCGTTTTGATAACGCGGCCACTTGAAGACCCAAAAGGTCAGAGTGGCGTCCGTGCTGCGAAAGACCATCTTGAAGCCCAACGCGCCGGGTTGGCTGGTTGGTTCAATGACCAGCGAATAGTCTTGTTCCTCATACTTCGCCATCGCAGTCCTCGAATTCTCCTTCTGGGATGTGGTCGTAAGCCCCCTGCTCCACATTCGGCAAGGGGCGGATGTCCAGTGCTTGCCTGGCTTCCTGATCTAGCTGATCCAGGCGGGATAGGGCGGCGCTAAAAGCGCGGGTGGGATTGAAGCGCTCGCAGCCCTTCAGGGGAAAGCCCGGATACAGATAAGGCGTCCAGGGGGCCTTGACGTACTCGTTGGGCTTGTGCAGCCAGATAGCGCAGTGGGCGGTGCGCAGGATCATTCGTCCCGGCTCCAATCTGACAGGTCGCGATCAAGTTCGATCCAGCGGCTTCCCAAGTCGGGTATGCGCGGATCGCTTCGGGTGATAGCGTACAGGATGGTGAACAGCAAGTTGATGACGAGTTCAATGACTCGATAGGTCAGTCGGCGCTCGGTAGCGTTCATTCGTCCCTCGAATAGCGATCCGGAAAGCGGTCGATCATGTGGGCCAGGTCGGCCTCGACGTCGCTCACGGTGGGCAGGCCTTCAAAATCCGCCAGTCTGCAAGTATCGCAGGTGTACTGGATGTAAATCTGCCCATTATCAGCCATCAGCTTGGGTCGAATGTGGCCGGGGCAGCGCCGCAGGTCGTGGGCGTTGTACGCCGGGCTGAGGCTCTTGTAATACTTCTGGGTCGTGATGAAGTTGAGTTCGGCAATTTGCCGGGGATGGTTGGCGTGCGAGACCTGCACGATGTAGAGTGCGCGGGTACGGATCTGGGGCGGTTGGGTGAGCGTGACGATCCAGGCCTGGCACTTCATCAGTAATCCTCATCCTTTCCCAGATAGATGTCGCTGAGCATCTCGCCGGTCTCGTAAGGCCCGGAATGCGGAGCCTGTACTTCCTGGCCGGATAGGTTGTAGTAGCGCCCGCAGTCGCAGGCGTTCCAGAGGGCATCGTTGAGCCAGACAAAGCGCCCACACCGGCAGGTACCACTGGCCGGGATCTGGGCGTACCAGACGTTCTCGATAACGCCCTGGTCGATCAGGCTGGGATGCTTGCCGGCCAGGCAGTCCTGATAGTTCTCCCAGGCCGTGCCACGCGGCGCTCCCAGATAGTTGCCGTCCTGGTCGACGGGGAATGAGAAGCCGCAATGCGGGCTGTTCCAGAAGGCGCGAACCCACTCGCGCCGCTCTTCAGTGTGCTTGGGCTGATAGTTCTTCAGGTCGGTCATGGCTGGCTCTCCGGGAAAAAGTCGGATTGGTGGTACTCGACGATGGCGCGGACAACGTCCAGGACCATCACCAGGAACTGGGCCAGGGTCAGATCGCGCCAGTCGGGTCCGTTGTAGCGGATCGCTTCGTACAATTGTTGCTTGGGTCCGTCGCCAAACATGCTCATGGGATCTCCGAATGGGTCAGGCTGAAGACCAGATAGCCCGCAGCCACGGCGACGATCAGGCCAATGAAGAAGATTAGCATGGGTTTTCTCCTGTGCGGATAGAGACTTCTGTTGCTTAAAACAAAAACGGCCCTCCGCATCTTGGAGGGCCGTTTGAGTTGGAGATCTATTTCCAGGAACGCTTCCAGACCAGTTGTGGATCCACGCCCATGGCCTGCCACTGGTCCAGGTGCATGAAGAGCACCGCTTCGTGGCAAGCCACATGCAGCCTGAGCGAATAAACGACAACGTGCAAGTCGGTGCCATGTTCGGAGCGGTGGAACTCGGTGTCGGGTCCGAATAGCACCCAGCCGGATAAGACGCGCTCCAGCACCTGACCGTATTCCAGGGCGCTGCCGGGCGGATGAGGAATGGGGAACATGCTAGTAGCCCAGGGCGCGGGCCAGCAGCGCGACCAGCGCCATTATGATCACGAACCAGACGAGGCAGCAGCCCTGCTCGGGCAGCGCCTCCGGATCGTTCAGTGGTTCCAATTGCTTGTGCAGGCTCATGGCAGCATCCACAACACGGCCAGGACTCCCAGACCGATCGCGATCAACTGGCGGACGACTTTCTTGCGCAGCCAGCCCGGATACTCCCACTTGGAATTGGTAGCCGTCATGCGGCCGTCAGGGCCTTCGAAGGTGAAGTGGTCGCCCTCGCAGCGCATGGAGCGCAAGTCGGGGTGGTGCTCAGCATAGCGGATAGTCTCAGCGCCGTTCTTCGGATTCGGGGGTTTGCGGCCCATCTTCCGTCTCCTCGTCGAACGGCCCGACCATTTCGATCTTCAGGCCATGCAGGTTTTCGATGATGTTGGTCGCGCCAATAATGCGATCGTGCAGGCGCTCCAGGGCTTCCGGGCTGCCCCGGAATACGAACGAAACAGTCTTTTCTTCCACGTTAGCCTCCCTTCAGAATAGCGATGACCTGGCCCAGGGCGTAGAGCATGCCCGAAAAGGCCAGCGTGCCAATGCCAATGCACAGGTGAATTACAAAGCGTTCGTAGCTATCTTTTTCCATGGGCATTCTCCCTTACCCGCACAGGGCGGGCATCCACTGGTGGCAGGCCAGATAGGCGGCACTGATCCCCAACACGCAGGCCAGGGTCAGGCCGAGTGCCAGGATCATCTCGAAGAGAATGATCCAATCTTCCCGAGTGGGCATGGTGGCCTCCCGATATGTAATTGACGCCAACAGATACTTTGGGTGGTGGCGTCAGCTTAAAGCAAAAACGGGCTGGGACACAAGGCCCAGCCCGTTTTTGGGACGAACGGATCAGATGGCGTTGATCTTCTTCAGGGCCTGGATGTTGCGCTCCAGGCGCTTGTTGAGCGTCTGAATGCGATCCCAGTACTGGTCGGGCCGGGCATTGGCCTCTGCCAGGCGGGCGGTATCGAAGGTGATCTGGCGCTCCAACGCGCCGATCTTGCGCCGGGTGCGGGATAGCTTGCCTCTGGTTTTGGTGGTCATGGGTCTCCTGTTCTTAGACGAACAACTGCTCGGGCTGATACAGCACCCGCCACAGCAGGGCGGGCGTGTAGGCGATCACGAAGGTTGCGCCGGTGGGATCGCCCGCCTGGCGCAGATAGGCCATCATAGCGTCGTAGTCGCCTTCCCAGACCAGGAAAGGAGTCAGGTCCGTCCCTGGCGGAACGCCTTCGGCTTCTCGGTTGTAGAGTTGGAACATGGCTACACCTCCATGCCGCAATGGTGCTGAAGCTGCACCCAGGCCTGGGTGCAGTGCATTTCCAGGTGATGGGCATCCTTCGAGGCGAGCAGGCGCTTGTCGTATTCAGGACGATCATCGACAACAGGCTCGAAAGCCGGATGGACGATGAATTGGGCTCGCGAGGGCGAGCAGCGAATATGCCGTGCCTGATTGAACAGGATGACGATGGGATTGTCATTCGCGATCGCGTCCAGCCAGGTTGCGTCCTCGTGCTGGGCGACCGGATGGCCGCACTTGTCACAATTCATGGTTAGCCTCCCGCGACCTTGGTCGCCAGGACCAGGGCCACGAATAGAATGATCCGCAGATAGCGGGTGCGGGTCTGCCCAATGAGGTAGCGGATGTCCTCGTCCATAATCTCCTTTCCGGGATAGCGAGTTACTTAAAACAAAAAGGCCGGACACAGAGATCCGGCCAGGGTGCTGCGGATGGGGTTGAGAGGGTGAGTGGGCGGGCAGTCGGCAACGCGACTCGGCGAGAGATCTTTCCAGGGATCCACCTGCCTGTGGCGAGTCGTGTTCCGGGAGTCCGATCGCTTCCCGGATAGCGGGTGTCTTAAATGCAAAACAGCCCGCCTCCCAGGGCGGGCTGTTTTGCTTCGATAGCCTGGCAGGGCTGGGACCCTCACGTCCAACAGGCTACCTAATGACGGGATAGATGGGTGTTGACGCCTGCCTGCCGTCATACAGGCCCAGGACGCCCCGTAAGCAAGCTGATTTCATTACCCGGTGACAGTCTGCTTCGGCCATACCTTCCGGGTCCAGATACTTGATTGTGAATCGCGTCTGAGATGCGCGAATTGTTTACGGGCACAGCCTATAGAGAAAGCGCAGTCCCGAGTCCCTTGTAAGGGATCTTCTAGTGCGATATGCGATTGTGGCCTGAAGTGCAAGCCCTCAGGTAGTTCACCCTACCGGGATAAATTTAATGGGCGCATCTCCTTTCTGGGAAGCTGGGTGCGGCGCGGATACTACTTGTGCTGATAAAACGCGGGTTACTTAAATGCAAAACGGGCTGCGCGATGCAGCCCGTTTTAGCGGCCGGGATAGGGCCTAGAAGTCGAGTTCGGTGACTTCGGTCGGATCGCAGCCGGTGTCGTACATCGGCCAGCGGATAATGCCGTCCGGTGCGTAAACGGCAGCGTAGTGCCCCTCGCCGCTGGAGTCGTTGTCCTGGCCGAATACGGTTGAAGCGCCGTTCTCCCAGGAAATGACAACCGCGAATGCCCGATCAATGCCCATGTTGATCTCCTTTTCTGTGCGCGGATAGTGCCGGTTACTTAAACAAAAAAGGGGCAGGGAGAGGCACAATCGCCCTTCCCTGCCCCAACGCGGATAGTTCCAGATTTGGAACTACCACATAGATCCCTGGTCGGAGTTCTGGCGCGGATAGCGCCAGTCCAGGACGGTATTGGCGCGGATGCGCGGATACTGCTTTTGGCGCTGATCTTCGCGCCAACAGTTGATGCGCCACCAAATAAGCAGGGTGACGGCGGATACTGCGAGAATAAGCATATTGCACCTCCAGTGCGCGGATAGAAAACGCCGGTTGCTTAACGCAAAAAAGGGCCTTGCGGCCCTCGTTTGCAGTGCGGATTAGATTTGCTTGTCGGATAGGGTCAGTAGCAGATGCGCCAGGAATTCGACGGTCTTCCAGGGTTCCGGATCGGGAATCCGCTTGCTAAGGACGTTTGCGGTTCGGGCGATATTCAATTCCCAGATAAGTTGCTCTCGGTTAGAGCGTAGACTAGCGATCAATTCCGCGTAGGTATACAGGCGATCATTGTCGGATAGCCCGCGTCTGGCGATGCGGATCAATTCCTTTTCGCGTTTTTCGGCGCGGTCAATAGCGGATTGCGCCAGTTCTTCGGTTTTGTGGCGTTTGTCGTCGGCGCGGATAGCCCGCAATTCTTCCCAGTCAGACTCGCGCCACCCATTCTTTTCCCATGGGTGGGGTGGGTCAACCGGCTTGCTATGCGCGGGCCTAGCGCCATGGTTCCGCCAGTCATCGTTATAGGCGGGGTGGGCCATGGGTCAGCCTCCTATGCGGTTATGGGGTGGGGTGGGGAATCAAAACTGGCCCACCCCGAACGGGGTGGGCCAGTTTGGGCCAGTCGCATACTAGGTTAGTTGGTGGGTTCGGGTTCCGTCGCGCCGTTCGGGGTGGGTTTGGGTTCGGTCAGTTCCTTGGCGACCACTTCCGTCCTCTGGTACTGGCGGGCCTTGTCGTCAAGTGGCTTGGAAACCAATTTCTCATCGGTCCCCATGATGACATCGGCCTTGACCGGGGTGATGACGGCGGAATACTTGACGGTCAATTCGCCATTTCGGAAGTGAAGTACCTCCGAACCGTACCACTTGTCAAACCCGTTCTTTTCCGCTTGGCGCATCATGCGCGGGCCATAAGCCACTTCGGGCCAGTCAAGCCGGAATTCTACCTGACCCACGTTCTTGACCGTCGCGTTACGGTCAAATTCTGCCTGACCCCGAGTGTTGGGCAATTCGCCAAGCTTGGCGAACGGCCCCGCCATGGTTAGGCTGTAGGTCAGGCGCCGGGTTCCTTGCGCGAACTCAATCTGTCCTTTGGCGGTCAGGCTGACATTCGCGCCGTCTTTGCTAGTCGCGGTAACCCCGGTTCCGTACTTGTGGTGCTTGTTTAAGAACGTGACCACTTCCGGAAGTGATTCCAGAGGTTCCGCGAAAAACCGATGCGTTTTGCTATTCCGTGCCATGTTTGCCTCCTATGGGCATTAGTGCGGGGTGGGTCAGACCCCGCGTAGTTAAGTGACCCACCCCTGACCCCTAGACTATGACCCCTTCCGGGGTCTGACCTAGCGTCAAGATGGGTTAGTGGGCTAGTCCCTATGCGCCTATGGGCCAGGGGTGGGTCACCTAACTAACCTAGCTATGCGACTGGTAAGGAACAACGGGTTCCATCTGCTATTGGCTGACAACACAATTCCCCACGGGGTCAGAATGATCCCTACCATCTGACCTAAGCACGAGAACCTTGATCTAGAACGGGGTCACTTTATGTAAACTCCCGTCGGTTCTGCCTGACCGGGGTCAGGTTCGCGTGCTTGCGATATGCGCGTAGTGGGCCAGTGACCGAACGTCGATTCGGCCAGGGGTCAGACTCGAAACCTTTGCCTGACCCCACCCCTAGCAGAATTATCAAGGAACCATGGCGCATGACGCCAAGGCCAAACCCGCGATGGGTCAGGCAAAAAACATCCTACAACACACGGTCAAGCGACACAAATACACTTGGCCGCACGGTGGCTTGTGACTGTCGCCTAGACATGCTCACAATCGCGTCAGGCGGGCCTAGGATGGGCCTAATCGCAGTAGTGCGGAGCTAGAGACGCCAAAACGAACGTGGGCCATTCTGACGCGATTACAGACCCCCCCCCATGTGCGCCACACTCGCCAGCTTCGCAGCGAGGCAGGCCCAGGTAGTCCCTCGCACAACTTGAACCCCCCAAAATCCCCACCTTCACATAACGCTGCCTGCCCAAATGAAAAGGAGCCCATCTTTCGACAGGCTCCGAATTCACGGTGACAGGCTTCCGTGTCCGGATTGGGGATGCCCAGCGCTTTGGAGCCACTTCTCCTGGCGCACCGGATGTGTCAGGTTGATCATACACTCCCTTTCCGGTTTTGTGACGCTCGGGCGAATAGCTATTAGGGGCAGGTGCCAGGGCACACGGTCAGCGAGCCACAGCATCCGCGACTTCCGGACACCCGACCTGGCGAAGGGATCACTGGGAGAAGATCCGCCTGCCCCGATCTCTGCTATACTCCATCCGCCTTCGAAGCGAGGGGTTCAGGCTGCGGGTTGAAATAACCGGAAACGACGTAAGGATCCATACCGTCGCTGCTTCAAAGACCCGCCCCAGCGCTCTGCTATACTTCTAGAGCTTGGAACTCGCAAGCTCCCACCACCCATCCGCAACGAGTTCGCACCGGCTTGGGGCCATCAACCTGCCATGCGGATGGACTCTTGACAATCCCCCTGCCCTGGCTTACCATCTGCCGTGCAGCCCCGGCTTCTGAGTGCCCCCCTCACTCAGCGCTGGGGTCTGCTCTTTCACCAGGAGGAGTTCCCAGAATGAATGACCCCGAGTCGATTCTCCAGTCCCTGTACGCCACGCTGGGCTCTATGCGCCAGTACCGCGACGTCCACGCCAGCCTGCGCGATCAGGCCAAGGACCTGTCCGCCTGGAACGCTTACGGCCGTCACGTCGCCGTTGCCATCACCGAACTGGAGAAGGTCGTCGCTTATTGGGATGTCTTCGTCGTTGACAACCTGCCCGCGCCAGGCCTATAATCCCCTTCGTCCTTCGGTCTCGCGGTGCTGCGGGATCTTCGTGTGGGCAACTGGCCCCTGGGCGCACATCCAAGTGACGACTCAGGGGCCAGTCCATTTGTAACGGGTTGTTAACCTGTGGATTACAAACCCGTCATTGACTCTCCTACACGCTATCCGTTATAGTCCTAACCGACGCCAATCTGCTCCAGCAAAACGCCAGCCGACCTTACCAGCCAGGACTGGCGTTTTGCTTTCCCCCTTGACCCGTAGTCCAAAATGTCACACAATGGCACGCGATGCCACGCTACAGGGACGTTCAATATGTAACAGAGGAGCGTTTGACCAACGCCACCAAGATCTACCGGGAAAATGTGGATCGGGAGGCGATTGAGCACATCCTCAACGACGATCCGGTGGATCCGATCTGGGTCACAAAGTACCGGGTGTCCACAGGCTTGATTTCCAAGGCGGGCCTGGCCCGGATGACGGGCTACTCGCGCCAGTCGGTCATCCGCTTTGAACGGGGGGAGAAGCCGGGGCCGCACTTCATCGAGAACCTGCGGGACATGATCCGGCAACTGGACGCTGAAGGCTTTCAGCGCCTGCCGGACGACCGGGCCTTCAAAGTGCCCATGATCCCGATCGAGAGGACCAGGCGAGTCAATCTTGAGCAGATTGTGGCTCCCAACTTGCGCCGTGAGAAGTGCGCCCGGCCCGATTGCCCCAAGATCTGCATCTTCACCTGGGCGGGGCAGAAGTATTGCTCTCGCAAGTGCAGCGATATGGATAGCCGCCGCCTGCGCGACCACGATGGGCGGCCCACGGAGATCGTCAGGAAGAAGCATGAGCGCAAACCCATTCTTGTCCGATGCCCTGATTGCAGCCACGAATTTCCCGTCAAAGGCCACGTTACTAACGGATCTCCCGGCGCAGATGGTGGCCGCAAGTATCTCCGTCGTCCCCAGGGGCTACGTGCGGACGACGAGCCGGGGCAAGCACAGCCCGAAGGTGCTGGAGTATTACCAGAACTACTGCAAGACGATCCTGACGGGCTTCAACCGGCTCCAGAAGTTCAAGACGGCCGAGGCGATTGAGGTGCATGCTTTTTTCGAGACCTCCGACCCCAAGTTGTGGGGCAAGCCGCATCGCAGGAAGCCGGACATGACCAACATCCTCAAGGGTGTGGAAGACGCCCTGATCTACGACGACTCGCAGGTCTGGAGCGAAGTTGGCCGCAAACTCTGGGCTCCCGAGTCCCGGCTGGAGATCCGCCTGTATGGCGTCGAAACTTTCTAGGAACATCGTCTCCAAGCTCAAGAAGGAACTGGAGACCTTCAAGCTCCCGGAAGGCATTGAAGGCGAGGCGGTCTTGAAGACGTACCGCCATGCCGGGACTCGCACCGCCCTGGAGCGGCGCTGGCCCGATGGGTTTGGCGTGCAGGAGATCGTCTCTTACCTGGTCGATCCGGACACTCTGGAGCGCCGGGCGAAGTATGCGGAGCGCATCCGCTCGGCCAATTTCCTGGCCCGTTTGGAGAAGTACACCCAAAGCTATACCAACATAACGCCAAACGATCAGCACTCCTTCGAAACCCTGGTTTCGATCGAGATGCAGATGGACGAGATCGACACCCAATTGCGGGCGGGTGGGCTAAGCGCTCGCGATCACAAGGACCTGTCCGAGACACAGACGACGCTCTCGCGAGAGCACCGCCTGGTGCAGCAGGCCCTGGGCATCGGCCGGGCGGCCCGAGGCGAGCAGGTCAACATCGAGAACGAGATCCGTAAGTTCCGGGAGGCAGCCAGGATCCGCATCGAGAACGAAACGGTTGCCATTCGCTGCCCGGTCTGCCCGGAGTCCTATAACCTGGGCTTTATCCTGTACCACTTTCGCCAGGACCAGCCCTGGTCGTTTCTGACCAACTGTCCCAAGTGCGGCTCGCCGATCCAGTTGGTCGGGCAAGTCGCCTTCCCGGAGGTGCCGTTCTGATGCCTGAATTCTTTCTGGGAGTCGTCGTGGGCGTAATCGCCACTCTGGTTGTCGGTTCAATCTATGCTGTGTTGGAGGCCTGGTCCTTCTGGAGAAGGTCGTGAACGAACTGGCTGAGTACACCGTCCAGGGGGTCAGCCTGTGGGAGATCTACCACACCCGGCGAGTCGAAGTCGTCCTGACTCGCAGTCGCTTTCGGCACCTGGAAGAGATGACGACCTTCGACCACGCCCTGGTGGATGCCGTCATCAAAGGCTGGGTCGAGTTCGAGGTGGTCGATGACTACGCCGCAGGCACCAAGACCCTTATCCTCTATCCGGCCGGAGATGCCCCGCCCGAGTTCGATGGCGGTAAGCGAGTCCGCTATCTCCACCGAGCGGCCGATTATCAAGTGCTGGAGAGCCTTCAACGCCATCGCTCGGGAGGCCATACGCGCTGGTCTAATTACCAGGGCCGAGGCGCTCCTGATCTGCCGCCCCGGAACGAGGAAAGGCGGCTATTGGTGCAGGCATCTGCACGACCTTCAATGGCTGGTGGAGAAACGGAAAAATGAGCGCCTTCCTTCGGCAGATCGACATCGAGAGCCTGATCGAGCAGTTGGCGAAGGACTCGCTCTTCGTCCGGATGCAGACCCTGACCGACCTGTCGGGCTACCAGACCGGGAGTTGGAAACCGAAGCCTGCGTCTGAGCAGGTGGTGGACGGCAAGTTCAAGCGGGTCGACGAGCCCATGGCCCTGGTTCCAAATCTGGAATGAGCGACAACCTGCGCGAGGTCGTGGCGATCGCTTGCAAGACCCTGGAGGAACTCTGGGAGTCCGAGTCGATCGTGATTGACGAGCGCTGCACGGCGGCAGAGTCTGCCCTGGAACAGCGCCTGCTGCGCGAGAAGATCTACAACCGGGTTGCCAGCCTGCTGATCCTGGCCGGGGATGAAGCGGGCGACATCGTGCGTGGCTACTTCACCGCTTCGCTCAACCTATGACCCTTGAAACCGCTCCGGACGATCTGGACTTCTACGCGGGCCTGGTCCTGGTCGACCGGGTCCTGTTTCGCAAGGAAGTCTTCAAGGACGAGATCACCCTGGAGCCATCCTGGGAACAGAAGTTGATGTGGTGCGATGAGAGCCCGCGCAAGCTCTACTGCACCGGCCGCAAGATCGCCAAGTGTATTGCGGGCGATACGCTGATTGTTGATCCCTATACCGGAAGACGACAACGAGCCGACCACATCGAAAAGGGTCCATTGGACGTTGCCTCGCTGGCGGGAGATTGGCGTATCTGGCCGACCAAAGCCAAGATCTGGCCTAATGAAGTTGTTCCGGTATTCAAGGTGACAACACGATCGGGATCCAGCATTCGGGTTTCCGGCAATCATCCCTTTTTGACTGGTAGCGGCTGGGCCAACTGCGAAGATCTCAAGCCAGGCGATCTGGTTGGCATGGCTCGCAAGATGCCCATGCCCACGGAAGACACCAGCGGGCTGGAAGATTGCGAGGTTGCCCTGGTTGCCTATCTGCTGGGGGATGGTGGGATCTCGGGATCAACGCTGGTTTTTACTACCGCCTCGCCGGATGTTTTGCAGGACTTCACCGGCTGGCTCAACCGAATGGATCGGGACCTGTCGCTCAGGCGGCGTGGAAAGTACGACTATGTCGTTGTGGCAAACAAGAAATTCAAACGCCATGAGATCGTCAATCCCTTGAGGCGGCGGCTGGTAGAACTTGGACTGAACGGAAAGAACAGCCACACCAAGTTCATTCCCGATGCCATCTTCGCGCTTGGTCGAGATGGGCTGAAGCTCTTTTTGAGCAGGTTGTATGCCACGGATGGCTATGCCACCCGCTCGGGTTCCATCGGTTACGCCAGCGTCTCCCTGGAATTGATCAAGGATCTGCGTGAACTGCTGTTGCGTTTTGGGATCTTCGCCAGGATTTATCCAAAAAAGACGCATCTTGGGGGAGTGAGTTATTCGCTCGAAATCTGCGACTCCCAGGATGTTATTCGTTTCGCCAGTGAGATCGGCATTTTCTCGAAAGAAGCTGCCGTCCAGGCGGCTGTCGATCTAGCTGTTCAATCCGGACCCAGCAAGCACGATCGCATCCCGCTTCAACTGGTCAGGACGGTGATCGAGCAATCCGGCGTCGGTGTTTACACGGCCGGAGTCAATGCTGGCGTTCGTTTGAAATCAAGCTACGAGGTTTCCCGCAGCAAGGCGCTCAAGGTTGGCTGGATCAATCGAATTGGAGATCTGATCAACCTGGCGGATGGGCATGTGTATTGGGACGAAATCGAGTCGATTACACCTGACGGTGAGGAATTGACTTACGACTTGAACGTTCCTGGATCGCACAATTTTGTCGCCAACGGCTTCATCACCCACAACACGATCGACCTGGAAGCCGACGTCATCCAGACCGGGCTGTTGACCGAGTCGGAAGGCACGGTCGAAGCGCTGTTCTTCACCCCGTCCGACGTCCACATGAACCCCTTCCTGGACCGGGTCTGGAACCGGCTGGATCGCAACATCCTGCTGGGCGGGTTCGTGGCCGAAAAGAAGCGCGGCGACAACTCGATCCTGCGCTTCAAGGGCGGGCTGCTGATCTACTTCCGCATCGAGGGCCTGTCGGGCACCGACCGCAACGTGGTCGGCCTGCGGGCGCACTACATCTGGGGCGACGAGCAGGCCTTCGGCACCTACCCGGTCTTCAATTCCCTGCTCCAGACCGCCCTGCCCTTCTGCCATTGGGTGCTGGCGGGCGTGCCCAACGGCGTGCGGCGCTCGCCCTTCTACGAACTCGACCAGACCGATCGGGGCAAGTCCTGGTCACGCCACAAGTACCCGACCCACATCAACCCGCTCTACGACTCGGAAGAAGCCAAGCAGAAGCTGATCGAGGACTACGGCGGGGAGAAGAGCCACGGCTACATCACCCAGGTCCTGGGGGAATGGGGCGAGGAACTGTTCTCGTCCTTCCCGCCTGGCTCGATCGCCATTGGGGCGCACCCCTACATCACCCAGGAACTCTTCGCCCTGGGGCGGGAGGACATGCGCGACCTGGGGCTGATCCTCAAGCTCGGCAGCCAGCGCGTCAAGCGCTTTGTCCTGGCCCTGGACTATGGCTACTCGCCCGATCCATCCGTCCTGGGCGTGGTTGCTCAACTCAGCGATGAAGACGTGGCCGAGGATGTCTGGCGGCTGGTGGTGAAGCTGACCATGCGCCGCATCGCCCAGCCGCACCAGATCGACATCATCCAGCATGTGCGCACCAAGGTCTTTACCGGCGAGTTCGTCGGCTTCTCGTCCGACCACCTGCCGACCGTGCAACTGCTCAAGCAGGCGGCCGGGGAGGAACTGGAAGAGCTTTACCGCCATTTCATGCCGGGCGGCTCGACCACCTTCGAGGTCAACAAGCTGCGCGAGCGCGAGCCCGAGGTCTACCGGATCCTGTCGGACGAAGCCCGCAAGGCCGAGACGGTCAACATTCCCAACAAGCAACTCTCGACCGAGCGCCTGCGCAACTGGATGATCAACGCCGTCACCCCCTTCCCCGGCCGCAAGCTTTGGCTTGGTCCGGATCCCGATCTCCAGTCCGAACTGGGCGGCACGACCGAGAAGAAGACCCAGTCGGGTCACACGGTCTACTACGGCCCGCCTGATCCGTCCGACAAGAAGCGCCTGGTCGACCACGACACCGACATGCTGCGCCACGCCACCTACGTCATCTACGAGGCGATGCTCTCGCTGGATGCCCAATATTCCGAGGACGAGCTTCTGGCGGCCATGGGCTGGGCCGAAACGGAATCAGAAACAGGCTGGCAAGCCCCCTGGTAATTGACACTTTATTCCCTTTCGTGTAATCTAACTGCATAAGGAGGCAAAGTATGCCTATGATAGAACAAACGTCCCAGAGCGCGATCTCGCCACGCGACCTGGCAAAACGCTGGGGAATCAGCTACAAGAACGTGCTGACCCAGATCCAGAAGGGCGAGATCCCCTACTTCACGGTGGGCTGGATGAAGCGCATTCCCCTGGACTGGGTGGAGCGCAAAGAGCAGCAAGGCGATCAGGCAGTGACTCAGAAACCTGGAAAGGGCAAGAAGAAATGACTCAGAAACGCGAAACCTGGTTTGACGTGATGCTGTATTACCTGATTTTCCTGGGCGGCGCGATCGTCGCCGGATTTCACACCTACCAGGTCAATCTCCAGGCCAACCCACCCTTCATCGCGCTGCTCAGCGCCCTGACGGTGGACGGCCTGCTGGCTTACACGATGCACTCGGTTCGGCGCTGGACCGGCAGCAAGCAGCAGGCGGCAGCCGTGGGCATCACGCTCTTTGGCGTGGTTTCGGCGACTTCCCAGGTCATTTCCTACCGGCTATCGACCGGCCAGGTGCTGGAGCCCTGGCTGGCGATCGTGGCGACCTACATCATCCCGATCGCCTCGGGGACGGGCTCGTTTGTGACCGCTGCCTTGATCCAGCTTTTCGACAAGGACAAGAACGGCGTGCCGGATTTCCTGGAGCGGAATCAGAAACAGAAGGGCCAAAACCAGCCCGCTTTTCCCGCGTCACAGCAAATGTCACAGTACAACCCGCATCCTGCTTCTGTGCCCAACCAGTTCCGGGGGCAGGGCGGTGGCAAGGGGAATCAGAGACACCTGCCCCAACCGGCGCGGGTCCTGCCCGAGACCCAGATCGGCAGCCCGGCTCCCAACGGCAACGGCCGCAAGTTCGACAACACCCTGGGGCCGGTGGGGGAGTTGACCCAAAACGAGCCGAGGAAGGGGTCTTACCCTACTACGCCGCAGCCCTAGAGACCGGCCAGAAAGTCAGGGCTGCGGAAGAGGTTGGCTGGCGGATTGAGTGTTGGCCTCGGAGGAACCGAAGTGGCGAAGTCACCGGCAGGTACTACCAGCACGCGGAACGGAAAAGGGGCGGCAGGCGGATCTACGGCGGGCTCGTCAAAGAACTCAGCCCCGAGCGGCAAGCCGCCTACTTCGAAAGGGCATCTGCCCGATGAAGACCTGCTCCTGATCTTCGCCGCCGACCTGGCCCGCCTTCAGGAGCGTTTTGGGGACGTGCATCTGGTCAAGGGGACCGATCCAGGCGATCCCGTCCTGGTGGTCTTGCCGCTCACGCTGGATCTGGGCGGGGAGGGGAAGGTCGTCATCCGTGAGAACTCAAGCCCAGTGCCGGGCAGCGGAGCGTGATGGGCCGTGGTGCCTGTGGTGCCTGTACCGTCCCGAAGACAACGCCCTCAACCCGGCGACAGATGTCCACCACATCTGTCGCCGGAAGGGGGAGTCTACGGATGTGGAGGACCTGTGCATTTCCCTGTGCCACGCCTGCCACATGGCGCACCACAACGGGCGTGAGCCGAATACCGAGCAGTTGGTCACATTGATGTGGGATCTGTATAAGCTCGACCTGCCTCGTCTCTATCCACATCTTCTGGGGATCTATGCCGTCGATCATTCAAGTGAAACCTGAACCGACCTGCCCGGAATGCGGCGCGTCTCCCATGATCCTGCGCCGTCCCGGACCCAGGGCAGCCTGGACTCCCTTCTGGGGCTGCCGCAACTACCCCGACTGTCACGGCAAGCGCTACATCGACCCGGAGACCGGCAAGCCGGAAGAAGACGAGCCGCTTGACGACTGATTGAATTGCAATTACACTGCAATTCAATCATGCCCAAGAAGCCAACCGAGCGTTTCGTCTACAAGAACAAGAACCGGCGCTGGTGGGACAACCACAACCAGCGCTTCATCTCCAAGCGCGAGAAAGACCTGCTGACTCTCCAGTCCAAGCACGACGAGGCTGGAGAGTTTGGCTTTCCGGTGATCTGGAACCGGACGCCCGACAGCGATCTGTACGCCAAGGTCGAGCGGCTGGTGGGGCAGGGCGAGCGCGGCAAGACGATTGATCGCCGGGACCCGGTCCTGGTGGAGGCAGCCAACCGCTTCAACAGCCTGGTGGCGATGCTCGACCCGGATCCGGATTACCGGGGCGGTCTGGTTGGGCAGGAGCCTCGAAAAGACGAGCGGCCACCGGATCCGATCCCGGCCGCCATTCGCTCGGCCATGAACCTCTCGGAGTATTACAACAACACCGAGGGCGATGTCTGGCAGCACCTGGAGAGCGCCATCGACGTGGCGATCTCGCCCGAGATCACCGTCTCGGTCCCCAAGGACAAGGGCCTGGAGAAGCAGCTTCAGGAGCACTATTCGGTGCATGGGATCGACATGCGCCATGTGCTTTACCAGTTGATGATGTGCGTCGGGGTGTGGGGCTCGGCCTATCCGATCGAGATCCCGCAGGACAAGGCCACCGGCCAGGCCGAAAGCATCTTCATGCTGCCCCCGCGCTACATCTGGGTCGGCAACCATCTGACCTACGGCCAGCAGGCCCGCCTGCCGCAGAACGCCGCGACTCCCTACGCCATCCGGCCGCTCAACAACAGCGAGACCTGGACCCAGGATCTGGTGCAGAACGCCTTCCGGCCGATGACCTACAACGCTTTCGGGCCGGACTTCAATGAGCAGGTGCTCCAGGGCTGGGGCATCCCGATCAACCCCAACTACCTCTACCCGGTCAGGGCCAAGGCCTTTGACTGGCAGCGCTATCCCCTGCCGCCGTATGCTCGCGCCTTCCGCTCGATCTCGACGCGGGCGGTTTATCGCGAGATGCGCCGGGCCTTGCTCGAAGGCTACAAGAACCAGTTGTGGCTCTTCGTCCTGGGCACCAAGGACATGCCGCCTTCGCCCAAGGAGATGGCCGCGCTCAAGGCCGCCATCGGCGGTCTCAACGGCCAGCGAACGGGCGACCTGGTTTGGCGCTTCGGGCTGGAAGTCAAGGTGATCGTGCCCGAGGGGTTGGAAGCCGCCATCGGCGACCAGATCGACCAGTCGATGACCCTGGCGGTTTACCGCGACCTGGGCTCCAACATCCGACTGGCGACCGGCAACAAGCTGCTCTCGGGCTCGTCAGGCGGCGACCAGGGCCTGGACATCGACCTGACCATGTACCTGCGGCGGCTGGAGTTTGCCCGCACGCAGGTCTTGAAGTGGGAGCAGGGCTATCGCCGCCGCTGGGCCGAGCGCGACGGGTCCAGGGCAGCCGAAAAGATTGCTTCGGCCAAGGTCGGGTTCTCCAAGTCCCTGCTGGAGGTCGGCAGCCAGATCGAGAAAGAACTCCAGCCGTTGTACACCATCGGCTTGATCAGCCCGCAGACGACGCTGGAACGATCCGGGTACGATTACGAGACCGAACTGGAGCGCAAGAAGGAGTTCGATCCCAACAAGGAGAAGTTCGGGCCTCCGGCTTCCTTCTCCCAGACCGTGGCGGGTCCGAACGGCGCGAGCAAGACCGTCAGCCAGACCAAGCCGCAGGGTCGGCCCAAGACCTCGCTCAAGGCAGCCGACGACGAAGCGGATCGCAAGGCCTGGTTTGCCGAGATCTATGCCGCCCTGCGCGAATTGCTCTGGGAGCGGGGGGATCCGGCCGCCTTTATCGCCGCGCTCAAGATGCACAACGCCAGCTTCACCCGGCTGATCGGGCGGGCCAGCTATGAGGCCAGTGGCGGGGCGTTTGGGACCGTCAATGGCGCGGCGCTGGACGAATGGCTCGACCAGTCGTCGGCCTGGATCAACGCCTTTGCGGACGGCTTCTTGGAAGATCTGAACGCCACCGACGAGCACCAGACGGCCCGCATCGCCTGGCGGGCGATGCTCTACCCGCAAGAGGGCTATAAGATGGCGGTCCTCAACGGGCAGATGTTCGCCTTTCAGCAGCAGGGCGCGTCCCACTGGCGGCGGGTGCTGCACCCGGAGAAGAGCGCCTCGGGACCCTGTCCGCTGTGCGTGGCTGACAGCCAGATCGTGCATGCCAGCACCGAGCCCTTTATCGTCATGCACCCCAACGAGATGTGCGGGGCGCAGGCGCTCTACCTGCAATACTTTGTGGGAGCCATCCCGTCGATCGAGATGCCGGTGCCCTCGCACCGCAACGAGATCGCGGCCATGGTGGAGGAGGGGCTGAAGACGCCCGTCAACGGGCGGCTGCGCCGTCGTCGACTCTAGGGCCAAGGAGATCAGGCTTGGAAGCCCTGTTTTTGCAGGGAGATGCGCCGGGCGAAAAGACGGCCACCTCCGACTATCGCATTCACATTCCTCGCAAATACCTTCAACAGGCGGGACACACCATCCATCTGCGCCTGGCGACCTGGCAGATCAACGGCCTGGGCCAGTTTCGCGACGACATCGACTGGACCGAGCCGGTGCCCGAGGTGGTGCTGATCGAGCGCAACTTGACCGTCGAGCGGGTGGAGAAGCTGCGCCTGGCGGGGGCCAAACGCATCATCTGCACCTTTGACGATCACTACGGGGCCATGCCCGAGATCGTCAGCGCCAAGCGCTACTGGAAGCAGAACTACCCCAACTTTTTGAAGGCGCTGTCGCTGGTGGATCTTTCCGTGGTTCCCAGCCACGAACTGGTGCGCTATTTCGGCAACTACGGCAAGGTCCAGTTCCTGGGCAATTTTCTGGATGGCGACTGCTGGCCGGAAGGCGCGGCCAGCCTGGACAGCAAGGTCATTGGCTGGGGCGGGTCGAGCGGGCATGCCCAGACCTGGCAGAACCTGGAGATCAGTCGCGGGATTGGCAGGGCGCTGGTCGGCCTGCCCGAGCACCGGCTGGTGATCTACAACGACTATCTGCAATCGCTGATCCAGGCTCCGCATGACTCGCGTCCCTGGGTCAGCTATGAAGCCTGGCCGCAGGAAGTGTCCAAATTTGGAACCGGGATCGCGCCGCTCTCAGGGCAGTACGACCGCTACCGCTCGCACCTCAAGGTGCTGGAGTATGCCCGGACGGGCGTGCCCTGGGTGGCGACTCTCAACTATGCCTACTATCACAAACCCAAGGGCGGTCTCTTGATTGACAACGACGGCTGGAAGAAGGCGCTGCGCCGGATCTGTACGGAGAATAGCCTGCGGCGGGAACTGCGCGAGGAAGGCCTGGCCTGGGCCAGAGATCATCTGATGCACCGCAACGTCGACCGCTATGAGCAGGTGTTGTGGGGGAACGCGCCATGATCGAGACTCCCTGGGCCTCGGTCGTCATCCCGACTTACGGCGTCAAGGGGGCGAAGTTGACCCGCGCTTGCCTGACATCGCTGCGCCAGACGCACGACCACATGTTCCCCGAGACCTTTATCGTCTCGGACGGCGACGACGGCGAAGCGCTTGACCTGCTCCAGGCCCTGGCGACCGAGTTCGAGGTGGAACTGGTCCGGATCGAGCGGGAGGGCTTTGCCGCCGCCTGCAACGCCGGGATCGAGCGGGCCAACGGCGAGTATTCGGTCTTCCTGGTCAACAACGACATCCTCTTCACCGAAGAGTCGCTCCAGGTGCTGGCCGACGCGCAAACGAAGCTGCGAGCCGGGGTGATCGGCTGCCGCCTGCTGTATCCGGACCTGCGCATCCAGCATGCCGGGGTGGTCTTTGTGCCCACGCCTGAAGGCCCGCTGCCTGGGTATTTCGACCACCTGTGTCGCTTTGAAGACGCGCTCGATCCAGACGCGGTGGTGATGCGCACCGGGCTGGTGACGGGAGCGCTATTGGGAGTCTCCCGCGAGTTCATCATGCGCTCAGGGCTCCTGGATCGGCGCTTCGGCTTTACGGCCGAGGACATCGACCTGGGCCTGCGGTCCTTCCAGTGCGGCATGCCGCCCGTCTATCTGGGCTACACCCACGCCATTCACCAGGAAGGCGCAAGCCGGGGACGGACGCTGGAGGAGAAGTTGGCGCTGGAGCCGGAGGTAGCCGAGAAGGAAGCGCACTCGCTGGCCTTTCTCTTTCAGAAGTGGACCGGCCTGGACTTCATGCGTTTTAGCGCCCAGGGCATGCACGCAGGCGGGATGGAGGCAGGATGAGCGTTATCTATGTTGACCAGCCAGCGTTGAGTTATGTGCCGACCTCGGGTTCAATGGCAACCCTACGCATCTGGCCGAATTACCAGGGTCTGGAGCGGATCTGCGCCTACTGCGGCAGTCAGAAGAGACAGATCAAGTGTCAAGAATGTGGAGCCAGCGTCGACGAGCGAGCACCTGAGCGTCCGGGCCAGGTGCGCTTTGAGGCAACCGACTATGAAGATGACGATCCGGGATTCTGGGCTCGCCTGCTGGGAATCAGGCCTCGGACTCGAAAGGTGGTCGTTCGGTGATCTATTTTCATGTGCCCAAACCCGACACGCCTTCAGGCGGAGTCTGGTTTCTCTACAAGTTGGTGGATCTGCTCAACCAGGCCGGTCTGCCCGCCCTGGCCTGGCAGAAGACGAACGACTACCTGGCCTGGTGGGATGCTAATCCCATTCCGCGCCGGTATCTGACGACCGAGATCCGCCTGGGGCAGGGGGATGTGCTGGTGGTGCCGGAAGTGCTCTGGCCGCATATCCATCGTGACGGGGTGCGCTCGTTGTGTTTCGTGCAGAACTACGTCTGGCTAGACCGGCTGGAGTTTCTGCGCGATCCGGGCGAGGTGCTGGTCTGCTCGCGCTTCCTGGCAAACCACATGCAGCGCGTCTTCGATGTCAAGGCCCTGCGCAAGGTGACGCCTTTCCTGGAACTCTCTCCCTGGCGCGTGGGCATCAAGCAGAAGAACTGGGTGTTGGTCATGGCCCGGCGCAATCCCTACCACCAGATGCTCAAAGTGGCGCTGGAGGCCGAAGGCTTTGGCGTGGTCTACGTGACCGAGCCGCAGACCCAGGCCCAGTTGGCCGACCTGCTGGCCGAATGCGACTACTACGCCCACCTGACTCACCCGGAAGGCTTTCCGATGGCCTGCCTGGAAGCGATGCGCTCGGGGGCGGTGGTGGTCGGCACGACCGGGGGTGGCGGAAACGAGTTCATGTTCCACCGCGAGACGGCCTGGGTGGTGCAGGATCCCGACAACGGCGGGCACGGCTCGCCCTCGCGCTTTGTGGCTGAAGTGGTCGACGGGCTCAAGCTCCTGCGCGGGGATGAGACTGCTCGCGAGCGGATCCGCCAGCAGGCCTATGACTGGAGCCTGTGCTACACAGCCGAGGCTACAACTCTGGAACTGCGGGAGGTGTTCGGATGAAGACTGTCAGAATCGACGTAAACGAAAGTGACGAGGAGTTTCTGAAAGTCTTCATGGGGCTTGTTAGGCAGACCGTGAATGTTGGTTCGGAAATGTTTGGCAAGGAGCAACAACTGCTCCTATCGCCTTACTTCAGGGAAATGTACGCATCTCTCTTGAAAACGTCCAAAGAAATGCTGGGTAAGATAGGAGAAATGCAACTGTACGTAGACAATCCGGCAACTCCATTGAGGGAAAGATGAAAGAGTTCGTCTTCAAAGGACGGAGGATCGACGGCAAGCACCTGCACATCGAAGCCGATAAGGTCGAGATGCGCGACGACGGGATCATGCTGCGGGCGCACTTCCTGCTGGCAAACGGCGAAGAGGTGGCGACCTACTCGATCCACCGCGCCCATCCAGACTTCGATCGTTTCAAGCTGGCGGTGGAGACCTGGGCGAGGCTGGCATGACCGAGCGCTATTTCAATCTCGAAGAATACACCTGGCTGATGAAGGAGGTGCTCAAACATGAAACTGAGCAAGCCATGGCGCTGGGCGCTTTACTGCATGACCGGCTTCAGCCTAAGTCTGTTATTGATGTGGGCGCTGGGCCGGGCATTTATCTCGTCCCATTCAAGGAACGTGGTTGCCAGGTCCTGGCGATCGACGGCTGTCCGGCAGGCGGGGAATCCGTGGCTCCAGAAGAGTTCCAAATTGTTGATCTACGGGCCGCCTGGGACCCGCCCCAAGTCTTTGATCTAGCCCTGTGCATCGAAGTCGGCGAGCACCTGCACTTCGAGTTTCACGACACGCTGGTCGCTACCCTGGTCAAGTGCGCTCCGCTGATCTACTTCTCGGCGGCCCGGCCGGGGCAGGGGGGTGAGGGGCATTACGGCGAAGCGACCAAGGAATACTGGCTGGAGAAGTTCGGCCAGCACGGCATTCACAAGCATGCACTGAGCGATCAGATCCAGGCCCACATTCACCAAGACCCCATTTACCGACATTGCCACTGGCTGGACTGGAACGGGATGTTGCTGGGGCGAGCATGAGCGACATCTGGCGGCCGATTGATGGCTCTTGGGCGCACCACGACCTGGTGCGCCATGTCATGTACGAGCGCATCTTCGCGACTCTCAAGCGGACGATGATGCTGGCCGATCCTTTGCGGGTGATGGAGATCGGGGCCAGGGAGCCGACGACGTCGATCATTCGCATGCTCAAGTCCCTGCACGGCCAGCGGGTGGAGGCCCAGGTATGTGACTACCCACAGATCGACATTCAGATTCTGCCCAATGAGTGGACCGGCCATTGGGACGTGCTGATCGTCGACCAGGTGCTGGAGCATGTGCAAAACATCTTCGCTGCTGCGCTGGAGATCTACAAGGTCTTGAAGCCGGGTGGGCTGGCGATCGTCGCCACGCCTTACCTGCATCCAACTCACCCGGCTCCCCTGGACTGCTGGCGGATCTCGCCTGACGGCTACCGCTTTCTCTTCCCGGAGCTCTGGTGGGAGACGGTCGAGTTCGGCAGTTGGGGGAACCGGGCAATCATCCAGGAACTGTACGCTTCGAAGATCAGCCGGGGCATGACGGGCGAGTGGATCCCGGTGCGATTGGCGCAGCAGGAAGTGCCTTCCTGGAACACGCCGCCCGATGGCCTGCATCCGGTCGTCATCTGGTGGCTGGGGATCAAGAAATGAATATCCTGCACTGCCTGGACAATTCCAACCGGCTTTCTGAATACCACCATTTGCTGTATACTATTGTCATCTTTTACCAAGGAGATGACAATGCGACCTGGGGAGAAGTTCTTTCTGAGTCTGGTCCAAAATGGAACACTATCGATTGATGATGAAGGCCGAATCTGGCGTCATTGGTGGATCCATCCGTTTGCTGGAAGGATCAGACTCAAAAAGCCAAAGCGAGCAGAGAATGCTGGGCGCTATCTTAGGCTTTCGACATTCAAGGACGGGCAGTCGATCAAGGCCTCGGCGCATCGAGTGGTCTACATCTACTTTTTTGGGGATGTTATTGACGATCTTGAGATCGATCACAAGGACTGCAATAAGCACAACAATTGTCCGTCCAATCTGGAGCCGGTAACTCAGCTAGAAAATATCAAGCGGGCCACAGATAATGGCCTGGGGCGAGTCAAGAAAAATCGCAAGACGCCTTACCCGAGAGGGGAAAATGCGGCCAGGGCGGTTTTGACCTGGGATGATGTGCGAGAAATACGCAGGCTCTACAAGGAGCGTGTGATGACACAGCAGCAGTTGGCTGACAACTATGGCGTCAAACGGGCAAACATTAGTGCCATTATTGTTGGCAGGTCGTGGAAGGAATGAATATTCTTCATTGTCTCGACGTGAGTCATAGGGGCGGCATCCAGGCCAACCTGCTGCGCCTGCACCGGCACTCCAAGCATGTTCACGACTTCTGGGCGGCGGATGGCTCAATGGCCGAGCAGATGCGCTTGGAGGGCATGCGCCTATTCCCAGGCGGACCCCCGGAAGAACTCAAGAGCACTTACAAAGTCGTCGTCGGCCACACGGTTGGCGGCTGGAGCTATGCCGACAACGCCAGATTGGCGCACGAGTGGGGGGCGAAGTTCGTGGAGTGCATGCACTCGATCGCGGCCAGCCCGACCCCGCCCGAACTGGTGGACGGTTTTGTGGCGATGAGCCATCTGGCCTCCGAGCGCAACCTGCGCATGCCCAACCGCACCACGATCTACGCGATCGTTGAGCGCATGGAACGCGATCCGGAAGTAACCCCGACCGTGATCGGAAAACTCAGCCGCCTGGCGGACGAGAAGTGCCCGCTGGAGTTTATCGCCCTGGCCTGGGTCTTTGCAGCACAGCCCTTTGCCCTAGCCGGAGACGGGCCGTTGCTGGAAGTCTGCCAGAAGCGAGCGCCGTCCAACTGCCTGATCACCGGCTGGGTCAACCCCAAGATCTTCTATCGCAACCTGAAGTTGTTCGTCTTCCCCACACGGGACGAGTGCTGCTGCACCTCCGTCGCCCAGGCGCAGATGGGCAGGGTGCCGGTCATATGCCAGGACATTCCGGCCCTGCGCGAGACGACGGGCGGCTTCGCCCACTTCGCCCGCAACTCGGAAGAGTTCGTCAACCACATCCACGCCTTTCTGAGGGACCCGGCTCCCTACCTGGAAATGGTCGACCCGGCCTACAATTGGACACTGACCCATTTCGATCCGGGCATCACCGTCCGGCGCTGGGACAGCTATCTGGAAAGTATTGCCGATGGGCACGACTAAAGTCCTGCTGGCCTACCCGCGACCATCGGTTAGCTCGCCGCAGAAGAGCCCGCCGCTTTCGATCCTGCACGTCGGCCAGGCGCTGGTCGAAGCAAAAGCCAGGGGCAAGAGCGATGAGACCTACGACGTGCGCTATTGGGATGGGCGCTACGATCCCTGGCCGGACCTGTCCTGGCCGGACGTGGTAGGCGTGTCGTCGATGACGGGCTACCAGTTACAGGGCGCGATCGAGATCCTCAAAGGAGCCAAGGCGCATGGCAAGCGAACTATCCTGGGCGGTATCCATGTCACCATGCAGCCCGACCAGTGCCTGGCAGAAGACTACGTTGACGCTGTGGTTCTTTCAGAGGGAGAGTGGGCAGTCCTTGAAGCTATACACGGTGGACCTAAACAACGTGCCCATGGACATCTGTCAGGAACTGCTGACCATGTTTCCCCGGTTAGTCCACACACCCTCCTTCACTTTCGTCGTTCCGCCCGAACCGGCGACAGCGTCTTGATGACGTCCAGGGGTTGCCCGTTTCGGTGCGGCTTCTGCTACATCCAGCAGTTCTTCGAGCGCAGTTGGCAATCGGTCGACCTGGATCGCTGGAAGTGGGATGTAAAGTATCTATTGGAGAACGCTGGCGTCAGGAAATACGAGCATGGTGACGATTGGATTGGTCGCTGGCCCCGAGCCCGAGAGATCATCCGCTACCTGCGGGACCTTGGCATTGAGTACCGCCCGTCGATCCGAGCCCACCAGGTCACAGATGAAGTGGCTCGCGAAATGGCCGACATGGGCATCAAGCACATCTCCATCGGCATGGAGACGGCCAGCAAGCGGATGCTCGAACTCACAGAGAAAGACATTACGCGGGACGACCAGGTTCGCTGTGCGCAGGCGCTCGCCAACCACGGCATCTGGCCCTTGTATTACTGGATCACCGGCTTCCCGACCGAGACTCCCGAGGAGATCAATGAGACTCTGGACCAGGCGGATCGGCTCAATCGTATCCATGACGGCCGACTTACGCAGAACTTTTACGCCTATGTGGCGCTCCCTGGCAGTCCGCTATTTGAGTTGGTGGATCCGGATTCCCTGCCCCAAACAATGGCAGAGTGGTCCAACTATTCACTCAACCAGACCCTGGACGTGCGGGCCTCTAACCTGTATCACATCGGCGGACTGCATTTTCATCGTGGTCGCGGCGACAAAACTGAACGCAACTTTCCAGGTTGGCGACGGGCATTTATTTGGCCGCTTGAAGCCCTGGCCTCCTGGCGCTGGCGCAAGCGCTTCTTTACCCACTTCCGGCTGGAGAAATGGCTGATCGAGCGGCTGCTCAAGTGGGCGTCGAGCCGCTATGAACTGAAGGCGGGGGGCAAGAAACTCAAGCAGGTGGATATTATGGACTGGGGGGTGAGAGAGTCCGACATTGGAGCGCGAGGCGAATATGGAACCGGCGAACTTGGTCTTGGAGGAATTGGAGGCGGTGGCGAGCCACCAGGAACTCACGCGCCGCCTGACTCGCTTTGAGCGCATGTACGATCTGGTCCGGGTGATCCTGGATCACCATGCCAACTTCGGCCAGGTCCCGGTCGAACTGGTGATCAATCCGATCTCCCTGGAGTATCACTTTGGGACGGTGGACGTGGAGATGATTTACGGGCTGCGGGTCACGCTCGACCCGCTCTTCCCGGCCACCGCGATCTGTGTGAAATGAGCCTGCTGGATGCCTTCCTGATCCTGCTCAACGAAGAAGAACTGCTGCCCTACGCCCTGGAGAGCTTCTGCTCCTTGGGCGACCTGCTGGGCACCCTCTCGATCGTCGATAATGGGAGCACCGATGCTTCTCTTGCCATTGTTGAGTCATTTCGATCCCGACTCAACATCGTGCTACAGCACGAGCATCGTCATAGCCATCACGGAAAACTTCGCAATCTGGCTCTTGAGCCGCTCACCTCAGAATGGATCCTTTACCTGGACGCTGACGAGACCTTCACCAGCAACTTCGCCGAGTGGCTGCGCACCTCCAACTGGCGCGACGGGCACATCTGGGAGTTCTTGAAGTGGTCGACTATCCTGGACCGCTATCACCACGCCGGAGGCGAAGGACCGGCCCAGCGGCTCTTCAAGCGCCTGCCGGGCGTCCATTTTTCCCAGCGAGTGCATACCGAGCCACAGGCTGAGAAGCTCAGGATCAAGATGCTGGCTCAGGGGGTGTACTTCTTCGACCACACCTCCTGCGCCTCTCGCGAGAAGTTGATCGCCAAGGGCTGGCGCTATCAGGTTCACCAGGGCGAGATCGGGATCGGACCCTGGCATGAGTACATCGGTCGGGTAGAGAACGCCCACAAGCTCGGAATTATCAAGCCCTTGCCCGATTACGTTCGCCCGCTCATCTTCACCGGACCAGGAGAATAGGCATGGACACGCTTGCGGTTTACCTGTTCGGGCACAACCTTGAGAAGATCCGCTATCCCTATCTGGAGTCGATCGAGAGCGCCCTGGACCTGACGCGCTTTGTGAACGGGCAGGGGGCGGTCTACTACGGCGAGTGCGACAGCATTGACGACTCGCTGCTGCGCATCACCACCCGCTTCAACCGCGAGATCGCCAACGGCGAACTCAACCTGCGCCGCCATCCCTGGGGCGACCACCACACCATCCAGGCCTACATCTGCAACTTCCTGCTGAACGAGATCGGCACGCGCTATGAGTTCGCGCTCAAGCTCGACGCCGACGAGGTCATCCACGAAGCCAGCTTCGAAGCCTTCCGGCACGACCTGGGCTCGATGGCCCTGCGGCGGGTGCCGCTCGGGCGGCCAACCTACACTCACTTCTGCCCGGACTTTGGGACCACCTTCCCGTTTATCTATGACTCCAAGGCGGTGCTCTCGCGCACGCACGCCGGGCTGCGCTATGACACCGGCAAGGGCGGGGATGCCTGCGCCCTGGGCGGCGGGGCCGAATGGCAGACCCGCCTGCAAATCATGCACTACGGCAAGGTCCACACCGGGCGCATGCCCGAGGCGCTGGAGAAGGAGCGCTCCTTCCAGGAGCTTTACACCGAACTGGGCTTCCCCGATCCCAAGGTCAAGGCCCAGTGGGAGCAGGGGTATCTCGACTACATGCGCGTCTTCGACGTGGCCGCCAGCCGGGGAGAGTTCCAGCCTTTCAGCGGCACCCACCCGCGCTACATGACCGATTACATCCAGGCTGCCCTGGAGCGCCAGCGGGCCTTTGACGAACAGGTGGCGGCGTGAAGCGCCCGGTCCACATCGTCCTGGAGACCGGCAGCCTGGCCGGGGGCGTGCGGGTGGTGGGCGAGATCGCCAATCGCCTGTCGCGGCGTGAGTGGCCGGTGACGATCTGGTCGGTCAATAAGCGCGAGACCCTGACCGACTGGTTCAAGCTCGACCCGCAGGTCAAGTGGGTCGACTTCTTCAAGACCGGCACGATCGCTGACTACCAGCCGCTGGGGGTGCTGCTTCAAAAGCAGCGCGGCTGGAAGATGGCGACCTACTGGCGCACGGCCTACATCGTCGACCAGGCCGCCCAGCAGGACGAGGGCGTCTATCTGATCCAGGACGTGGAGACGTCGTACACTTCCCAGCCGGTGTGGGCCAAGCAGGTCATGCAGACGTATGAGATGGGCCTGCTTCAGGTGACGACCAGCCGCTGGGTGGAAGCGCAACTGCCGGGCACCCTGCACATCGGCATCGGGCTGGGGAATGATTGGCGGCCTCCCAAGAAGGACAAGCGTCATGGCGGAGTCTTCCTGGCCTGCGCCCGGATGCAGGCTCTCAAGGGCTGGGACCTGCTGTGCGAGTGCATCCGCTACATCACCCAGAGCGGGGGCAAGATCATCACCTACGGGCTGGACAAGAAACTGCCCATGATCGTGCCGGTCTCCCAGCACTTCTCGCGCCCGCCCGACGACGCGGTGCTCAAGCTCTATCAAAGCTGCCAGGCCTTCCTGTCCACCTCCCAGCACGAGGGCTTCAACCTGACCGCGCTAGAGGCCATGGCCTGCGGCACGCCGGTCGTCACGACTGACAGCCATGGCAACCATGAGTACCTCCAGCCGGAGGAAAACTGCCTGGTGGCCGATGACGCGCTCGGGCTGGTCAAGGCGCTGGAACGGCTCAACCACGACCGCGATCTGCGCCAGAAGTTCGCCAAAACCGGGCCGGACACGGCCGCTCGCTATCGCTGGCCGGAGGTCATCACCCGGCTGGAGAAGGTGTTGACAGAAAGCTAACGCTTGACATAGCCCAAAATTTGGTTATGATGTGCGCAAGCGCATCACGAATTTAGGGTCGTTTTTTCCAGGAGAGCAGGGCGCATAAAGCCCCCGCTCTCTTTTTTTATTTGCAGCCTGGCGTCCAACGGGCTGAGTGCCAAAGGTTGTCGAACGATTCGTCCAGAGCCGACTCGCGGATCCGGATTTCTATCCGGATCTTCCTGATTCTGAGCGCCGCGATCGGGCCTGGGCCATCGGCCAGGACATGCTCAACAAGGGCGAACTGGAAGCGGCCGACCTCTCCGATCTTCTCTCCTTCGCGCAAGTCAACGGCACCCTCGATCTGACTCTTCAGGCCACGGAAGACGGCGATCTGCTGCATTTCAAGAACGCCATTCTGTGCCACGTCGAGACCAACCGCAACAACGACGAGATCTTCGACGACGGGATCGAGGAACTGGCGACCACTATCGTCGGCCGGGCAATCGACATCGAGCATCACCAGCAGGAAAACGCCGGGTTCGTCTCGGCCGCTCGCGCCGTCACCTTCAAAGGCAAGAAGTCCCTCGCCATTGACGGCCTGCTGTGGGTTGACCGCTACCCAGACGAGATCGCCGGGGTGCAGGCCGGGACCCACAAGCTCTCGGTCGAAGCCGACGCCACCACCGTTACCTGCTCGGCTTGCGGCAACGCCTTTACGGCCCGCCGCGACTACTGCGAGCATCTCCGTTCCAAGAAGAAATCCGGTGCCCGCCGCCAACTGCGGGGGCTGCGCGGCAAGGGCGCGGGCATTGTCCGCAATCCGGCTGGCAGCGACACCGTTTTCGATCGCAACCAGATGTACTTCGTCGCCAACCATGCTGAAGCTGAAGAGGAGGAACCGATGCACAAATGCCCCCATTGTGGTGCCGAGGGCGAGGGCGATAAGTGCGGCAAGTGCGGCCGGTCGATGAGCGCGGCTGCCCTGCTGGCCGACTTGAACGAGGCCCTTAAGGCCAAGACGGCGGCCGAGGAAAAGACCGCCACCCTGGAAGCGCAGGTCGAGACGCTGACCCAGGAGAAGACCACGCTCGAAGCCGCCAGGGCTCAGGCGGAGGCCGACCTGACGGCCAAGGCCGAGGCGCTGACGGCGGCTGAAGCCAAGATCGCCCAGGCCGAGAAGACCGAGGCCGAGCGCAAGCAGACCGAGCGCAAGACTCGGCTCAAGGATCTGGTCGCGGCCGAGAAGCAGGACACCCTGCTGGGCCTCGATGACGACGCTTTCAATACCGTGGTGGCCTCCCTGGAAGAGGGCAGGCGCTCGCGGGTGCAATTGGGCGGGGGACTGCGGGGTGGCCTGCCAGAACCCGACGCTGGCGCACCTCAGAACGGCGCTCGCAAGATCAGCCTGCGCTAAACGGGAGAATGAAGAATGGCCGCTAAAGTCTTTCAACTGATGAATGGGGGGATCCGCTACGGCAAGGGGCTGAAGACCTCGACCTCGGGCTACTACCAGGGGTTGATGGCGAAGCTGGACACCTCCGGCTCGACGGTCACGACCTCCGGGTCGGCGGCTGCCACCAAGCCCTTCGGCTTCCTGTTCGGCCTGCGCTACCGCGAGTACCGCCCGGCGAGCCAGACCTACGACTCGGGCGAAGAGGTCGTGCTCGTCACCGGGCAGGGCTTTGCCGCCATGAGCGTCGACTTCTTCGACGAAGCGGCGCTGCCGTCCACCCCCGGCACGGCGATCTACGCCAGCCAGTCAGGCAAGTGGACGACCAACGTTACGGCCAACAAGGTTGGCACCTACGTCCAGACCGTCAAGCGCACGGAGCCGGTCGGTGGAACCGGAGCTCTGCAATCGCTGGCGGTCGTCATGTTCCACTTTGAGCCGTAACCAACCGGCAGGAGGACCTGAGCATGCTTCTCAAAGACTGCGTTGGTTACGACTTCAAGAACCGCCGCTACACGGTCGGGACGCACGACCTGGCGGGCAACCAGTTGACCGCTTCCCGCGACAGCATCAACCAGGCCGACATGGACGCCTTCCTGGCGGAATTGTCGCGCTCGGGCTCGCGGGAAGACCATGAACTGCTGGCCCAGCAGTTTGTGGATCCGATCCGGCAGATCATCCCCTACCAGGAGATGTATGACGTCTTCTACCAGCCCTGGAACGTGGGCGAGTTGGAAGACGCCACCATCCCGGTCGAGGACATCGTCGCCCTGGCCTTCCAGACCCACGAAGACTCCGAGATCATGTACGTCCGCTCGGGCTTCTCCTGGGTCCGGCCGGAGTTCGTGACCTTCGACACTGGCGTCGAAGTGCCGTGGAAGGCCCTGCGCCGGGCGGGCTGGAACTACCTGGCGCGGCAGATGGAATACGCCACGGCCGAACTCGCCCGCAAGCGCGATGAACTGGCGGGCAACACCCTGCGGGCGGCCATCCTGCCGTCGCACGAGTACCTGGTGGCGACCAACCTGTCCAAGACCATCGTCGACACGGTGCTCAAGGACCAGGCCGAGATCGGCTATCCGGTCACTCGCGCCCTGGCGAACCCCGCCACGCTGATGGCGATGGGCGACTTCAACTGGGGCGGCACCAACTTCCAACTGCCGCCCGAAGAGGCCCGCCAACTGCTGCGGACCCTGATTCTGATGAACTATGGCGGGGTGGACTGGTTCACCAACCCGAACTTCCCGACCAACGAGGTGCTGTTTGCGGGACCGGCCGACATGGTCGGCTGGCACCTGACCAAGGGCTCGGTGAACGTCGCCAGCGATGTCGACATCACCAAGGGCGTCGACCTGCACGCCATCCGCGATGCCGAGCACTCGTACTACGTCGGCTCGGCGCTGACCCTGGCCCGCATCCGCATCAGCTAACCGGCTTCCAAATCTGGAACTTAGGAGATCAGGCATGCCAACCAAATCGGCTACCAAAGCAGCGGCGGCTGCCGCTGAAGCGCTGCTCGCGCCCGGTAATGAGCGGCTGTACGTGCGCAATCCTGGGCCGGGGACGCTGGCTTATCCCAGCCCCCGGCCCAAGGAAGACGTACCCGATCTGATCCTGCCGCCCAACCGCTGGGTGGAGGTTCATCCGGTTTACGAGCAGCACGGAATCTTCCGGCGCGATCTGAAGACCGGCAAGTTCGAGGGCGCTCGGGCGACCGAGCCGCCCGTCGAGCGCGACCTGGCGATCGCCCAGAAGTGGGACAACCTGCTCAAGCCCGACCAGCGCCAGTTCGTCTACCACCTGTGCTCGGTCGAGGCCAAAGAACTCAACCCCCAGCAGAAGGCGATGATCACTATCGGCCAGTTGGTCAATGACAACGGCCAGCCGCGCACCGACAACACCCGCGTCACGGTCGCTTACCTGCGCGAGACCCACCGGCCGTTTCTGCACGCCCTGCTCGATCTGGAGAAGCGCTGGCAGGCCCGGCGCAGCGTGATCGAACTGGTCCAGAAGGAACTGGCGCGGATCGACCGGCTGCCGAACTAAGGAGTAACCCATGTCGTCTAAGAGCGACGTTTTTGAGAACGAACTCCTGGACCTGATCTTTCTGAACGAGGCCATCGGCCTGATCGGCGACTCGTCCGGCCTCCAGCCCTCGGCCACAGGCGGCTCGCTCTACTGCTCGCTGCATACCGGCGAGGTGGGCGAGACCGGCGATCAGACCACCAACGAAGTCACCTACACGCCTTACGTCCGGCGTGGGATCGTGCGCACGGCCTCCGGCTGGACGGTCTCGTCCAACCAGGTCTCCAATGCGGCGGCCATCACCTTCCCCCAGCGCACCGACGCCGGGGCGGCCCAGGTGGCGACTCACTGGGCGCTGGGCACGGCCGGATCGGGCGCGGGCATGGTGCTCTACAAGGGACCCCTGGGCACCGTCTGCCAGGGACCCTTCACGGCCAAGACCGACGACACGATCACCATTCCGGGCCACACCCTGGCGGTCGACGAGCGGGTGGCTTTCTACCCGGCCTTTGGCTCTTCGCTCCCGACCGGCATCACCGAGGGCACCCTGTACTGGGTGATCACGGTCTCCGGCGATGACATCACCGTCTCAGAAACCCAGGGCGGCGGCGCGGTCAACATCTCGGCGGTCGGCGACGGGGTGGCGTATGAGGCTCGCACGCTGTCGATCAGCCAGAACGTGACACCCGAGTTCGCCATCGGGGCGCTGGTGATCCAGGAAGACTAACCGGCAGGTCGCATGGCGATCGACCCGCCGACCCAGGCGGCTACGGCCGTTGACATTTCGAATGTCATCACCATCCAGCGGACGATCTCTGTTACCGTCCCCTCGATGGCGCATGGTATTTTGAATGTCTTCGTCAATGTAATCTCCGTTCAGGGCGCGGGTGGCGATCCAACCAGCGTCACGGCGGACGGCAACAACATGACGCGGGACGCCACTTCGGGCGATACCGCGCCATTCAGTGACACCTGGCGGCTGTACGATCCGCCGTCTGGCACGTATGACGTGGTAGTGAACTTCAGTGGCAACGGGACGACCACCGGTGCGCTGATCTTAAACATCGCTGTTTCCTACTCGGAGAGCGATGCCGCTCTAGACCTGCTCGACAACGACAGTTCCAGCGCCAATAGTGATCCGACGACTGTTACCGTCACGACTGTCATCGGGGCGCTGGTCATCGGCGGCTACGCCAGCCAGGACAACAACGTGGCGGCTGGCGATAACCTGTCCGTTCTGGATGATTGGGACCAGGGCGGCAACGTTGCCGGAACCGGCTACCTGATTGCCGATGGTACGTCCGAAACAGTCGGCTGGAACCGCAGCGCCACAGGTCAAAGCACGACCTTTGGCTTTGCGGTCGCGGTGTACTACGAGGCGGACGCGGGCGATCCGCCGACCGTGGCCCAGGACACGGCCGACGAGACGGTCTTCAACGACGAAACGCCGACGCTGGCGTTTACCGGCACGGATCCGGATGGCGATGATGTCCGTTACAACATCCAGATCAGCGATAGCTCGGACTTCACCTCCGGGGTGGCACTCCAGGACAAACTGGAGACGGCCTCCGGGGTGGTCATGCACCCTAACCCGGATGCTTCTGCCACGGCCTGGAATGGCAACATCCAGATAGATGACCGACCCGGCCAGAGCTTTACGGCCAATGGCGGCCTTATCGACAGCGTCGAGGTCTTCTTTGGAGCGCACGAGAGCACGCCTGCGGCCACCAGCGGCAGCGCTTACTGCCGGATCTATACGCATGATGGAACATTCGGCACCAGTTCCGAGCCCCTAAACGCCGCGCTCCCGGCCGACACGCCCACGCCCGGCTGGCTGGCGATCTCCGATGCCTTGCCGTTCGCACCGGGGGTATCGGGAAAGGACTGGCGCACCCTGGACTTTTCCGGGGCCAACCGGGTGCGGTTGACGGCGGGCGAGAAATATGTGCTGGTCATCGACTGGGTTCCAACTGATCGCACCTTCGAAAACTCGATTGCGATTGACGCCGACGCCCTGACTTCCGGCTCGGCGCACAATGGCAATCTTTACAACGACGGAGCGCAACCGGCCAACAACGGAGCCCAGCCGCAGTACGACCTGAAGTTCCGAGTCTACGAAGAAGGCCTGTTGCTGGACAAGGTCTCGGGCACCGACAGCGGCTTCTCGGGCTCGCCGGACAACAGCGATCCGTTTGCCAGCGGGCAACAGGTGAGCTTTACGGTCCAGGCCGGGGATGCCCTGGACGACGGGCTGTACTTCTGGCGGGTGCGCGGCATCGACCCGTCCGGCTCCAACACTTACGGCTCCTGGTCGGCCACGCGCTCGTTCGATGTTGAAGTCACGACCGGGTTGGTAGGCCGGGCGCGGGGCAGCAGCCAGGGGCAGGGCGCTCTGGCCGGACTGGGCGCGTTGTTTGGCCGGGTGATCGGTAGCGCCTGGACCCTGACCCAGATCAACTCACCCGGAGCGTTGTCCGGGCAGGCGGCTGGATCCACTTTTTCCCAGGGCGCACTCACCGGCAGTGGTGCCCTGAATGCTCAGGCGCGGGGCAGCGCCTACATCCTGGCCGACCTGCTGGCCGACCTGGCGCTAAATGCCCAGAGCTATGGCACGGCCCAGGGACAGGGCGCTCTAACTGGAATGGGAGCGCTCAGCGCCCAGGCGCGAGGCGTGGCGGCGGCTTACGGCCTGGCGCAGGGCCTGGTCGAGGGAGCGCTGTCCGGGCTGGCCTGGGGCTCAGCCCGAGCGCTGGCAAACCTGCTGGGCAACCTGGCCCTAAATGGGCAGGCCAGGGGCACAGGCGCGGCGCTGGGGGGCCTTTCGGGGCTGGTGAGCCTAAATGCTCGGGCCTACGGGAATGGGCAGGCTGTAGGGCTTCCCAGCGCGATCGGCAGCCTGTCCAGCCGGGCCTTCGGGGAAGCCTGGGTCCTGGGCACCCTGAGCGGCTCGCTGGCCCTGAACGGCCAGTCGCGGGCGGTGGCGCTGGCCTTTGGCAACCTGGCTGGGTTGGGAGCCCTGAGCGGCCAGGCTTTTGGCGAGGCGCTGGCCTTCGGATTGGTGCAAGGCCTGGCCCTGGGATCCATTTCCGGCCGGGCCGTTGGAATCAGCCTGGCGCTGGCGCAGGCCAGCGGCCTGGGCAGTCTGCAAGCCCAGGCCAGCGGATTGTCCTGGGCGCAGGCCAGCCCGCAGGCCCTGGGCTCGCTGGCCGGTCAGGCGCGGGGCTACGCCCTGGCGCTGGCCCTGGCCCAGGGCCTGACGGAAGGGGCGCTCTCGGGCCTGGCTCGCAGCTACGCCCTGGCTTACGGCGGGCTGCTGGCGCGGCTGGCCTTGAATGGACAGGCGGCTGGAAGTGCCCTGGCCCTGGCGGCTCCGAGCGCAACGGGCGCTTTGATGGCGCAAGGGCGCGGGCTGGCTCACACCCAGGCTCCGCTCTACGGCTTGGCAGTCTTGCAAGGCCAGGTGTGGGGCACGGCCTGGGCGTATGGGGCGGGTGAAGGGATTGGGAGTGGGGCGCTGTACGGCCTGACGATCGGGCAGGCGCTAGTGGTGGCAAGCATTCTGGGACGGGGCCAACTGGACGGGGTGGGCTTCGGGGTGAGCCTGGGGCGCGGCAGGCTGGTGATCGTGGCGGAAGGCACAGGCGATACACGCTGGAAGGCGATGTTCAAAGGCATGTTCAGGAAGATGCGCTAAATGACGTTCTGTCCGGATCTCCTGCTGGCGCAGCCTCAGCGCAAGACCTTTGTCATGGTCGACTCTAACAACGACGAGTTGACCGGCCTGACGCTGACCGTCGCCCTGTCCAAGAATGGCGCGGCCTTTGCGGCTTCTTCCGGCTCGTCGGGCGAGATCGGCTCGGGCTGGTACTTCTACGACTTCACCGCCGCCGAGACCGATACGCCCGGCGACCTGGCGGTCAGGGTCACGGCTCCAGGCGCGGCGCAGCAGAACCTGTCCTTCAACGTGCTTTCGCCGGTCCTGGCCGCCCGCTACCTGACCTACACCCTGACACGCTCGGACAACAGCGATCCGATCGCCGGGGCGCAGATCCAGATCACGGCCGACAGTGACGGCGAGCAGGTGATCTGGGTCGGCACGACCGACTCCCTGGGGGTGGCTCGCGATGCGCACGGCCAGCGGCCCTACCTGGCACCTGGCACGTACTTTATCTTCCGCTTTGCCGATGGCTATGCCTTCAGCAACCCGGACACGGAGACCTTCAGCGCATGAGCGACTGGATTGGCGGCGGCACCGGCACGCCCATCTCGACCGCCCTGTCGGGCTACGACCTGGCGGTGCAGGGCATTCGCGACTTTGCGCGTTTCGGGCGGGTCCTGGAGCAGCAGGCCATTTCCCTGGACCCCTTGCATGGGGTGGTGGACGGCGTCAACCGGACCTTCCACACCAACTACGCGCCCATCCTGACTTCGGGGTCCCTGGCGGTGGTGACGAGCGGCTCGGCGGCGGCTGGTTCGGCCAACTACGATACGGGCGAGATCACGCTGAATGCCGCTCCGCAGGCCCAGCCGTTCGCCAGCTACACCTTTACGCCCTGGACCAGCCTGCAAGTGCTCCAGTTCCTCCTGCGCGGCTTCGATCACATGGAGGGCCGCTGGCGGCGGGGCTACCAGGTGCATGACTCGGCGGGCAACCCGGCCACGGAAGCCTCGGCCAACCTGTACGTGGTCGACTCCGATGGCAACGAGCCCAGCCTGAACGGGGTGCTCTTCTCGCGCAGCCGAGCCCAGATCGCTTTCCTGATGGTCTGCTGCGAGCGGGCCTTCCTGGGCACCCATCTGCGGACAGGCGCACGGCTGAACTTCATGTGGCGCGAGACGGTGCGCGGCATGACGGTCGACAAGAGCAAGGTCCCGGCCAACCTGCAACTGGCCGTCGACGACGTGGAGCGCGAGCTTCAGTCGATCCTGTTCGAGGCCCAGGAAGAGTATTACGGCGACAGCGGCTACGGCGGGGCGATCGTGCGCCCGGCCACCGCCCACTATCTGGCGGCTTACGAGTGGCAGACGGCCTCGATCGAGGGGGATTATCGGAACACGCTCGGCTATCAATACGCCTTGCGGCCCTTGTGGAATTAGGAGGTTGAGATGTTGGAAGCAATCCTGACGGGCTTTCTGGACAAGTACGGAGCGCTGGCCCTGGCGCTGGTGGTGCTGATCGCAGCGGATGTCATTCTGGGAATCGCCTCGGCCGTCAAGCGTGGCGTCTTCCAGTGGGACGTGGTCGCCAACTTCTACCGCACCAACGTCGTGCCCAAACTGGTCGGCTGGTTGGGCCTGCAACTGGTGGTTTACGCCGTCAGCCTGCCGGGTGTGATCGATGTGATCGGGGTCCCAACCTGGGTCGACCCGGCCGTGGCGACTGCCTCGCTTGTGGCCGTGGGCGCTTCGCTGCTCAACTCGATCTACGACAATGCGCGGGAGCTTTTCAACATTCCCGCCCTGCCGCCGAGTGCCTGAATGCGCGTCACGCCCGCCGAGCGGCTGACCTTCCAGCGCGACCTGGCCGACACCCGCCTGGTCAGCCGCTATATCTACGCCCTGGTGCCGGTCTTTGACCGCGAGAGCGACTTCGACGAGGAGACGCTCTCGGGCAACGACGTGGCCGAAGGCGCGGGCCTGGGCCAGACGGTTAGCCGCTGGCGGGTGTACGCCTTCTATGCCAACGTGCGCAACGTGGACACCGTGCTCAAGACCTTTGGGCAGGTGCCGCCTGGGGTGGAAGTCGGGGACGTGCTGATCAGCGTCCATCTGCGCGACAAGGACATGGTTTTACAGGTGAAGAATGAACCCAACGCTTACCTCGCCGTCGACGGGACCTTCTTCCGGCCCGAAAACTTCCACGCCTCCGGCGTCGGGCACGTCGAAGAATGGACGATCGGCCTCCGCGCCTTCAGCCCCGTCTACCGCGCCCCAGGATTCTGAGGCCCTCGACCGACTGGTCTTCGACGTCGAGACCGCCTTCGGAGCGATGATCAAAAAGATCCTGGTGGTCAATGACCTCCAGGCCGGTTCGCCTTACCGGGCGGTGATCCGCGAAGCGGTCCTGGCCGAAGCCAACCGCGCCAAGCGAGCGATGATCGAGAGGGTCCGGGCCGAATGGCCGCTTACGACAGCCTCCGCCAGCGAATAATCCGCCAGCGAGATCTGCTGCGCGATCCGTTCTTCATCGAGCGGCTCTTGGGCGACTCGCTCACCGAGATGATCCATCTCGCGCCTAAGAAGAGCGGGCGACTCAGGCGCAACCTCAACACCAAGTCGCCGGTCGAGAGTCGTCCGTGGGGCATGTTCGTGCGCGGCGGGCTGTTCGATGAGATCGGCTTTCCCAACAACACGCCGCCCTCCGGCACGATCGCGGCCTTTCTGCGCGACTTCCCGGAGTTCAAGCGCAAGGGCACCTACAGTCGGCGCGGACCCTGGTGGAGCCTGCCGCGTGAAGGCAAGGCGATGCTGGAATACCAGCGCATGCAGGGCCGCTATGGCGGCGGCTATGGCGGGGCGGGCTTTGACATGAGCGCCTACCTGTATGCCCAGGAAGGCTCTCACCCGGCCTGGTATCGCTCGGCCGCCAAGGCCGGGATCACTCCCGATCCGTTTGCGGCGATTGGCTGGTATCGGTTTCTCACTTCGCGCCGTCCCTACTGGCTGCGCGAGTTCAAGGAACGGTTTCAGGGCCTGTAGATGTTTCGCGATCGCGACGTGCGCCGCAGCGTGATGGACTGGGTCCGGGAGAAGTTCGAGACTCCCCCGGCCGACACGCTCTCGGCCGCCTACACCGTTTACAACGAGGACCAGTTGCGCCAGGCGCAGAAGGGCACGTTGACGCCCAGCAACCGGCATCCAGTCAGCCCGACGCCGTGTATTTTTCTGCTGGACGCTTACATGCGCCCGGAGAAGATGGCCCTGCCCGAGATCGTGGTCGAGATTCCCGATGTCTTCCTGGAGCCGTTTGAGATTGGCAATCGCTCGGGCGGGCAGCAGCAGTTGCTCATTCATATTTTTGGGCGGTCGAGGGGTGAGCGTGATGATCTGGCTTCCTTTCTGGCAAGGCAGATCCAGACCGGCTTTTCGGTCTACGCCTACACCTCGGGCTCGGCTGCCTTTGTTGAGACCGCGCTGGTGGATCCGCTGGTTTGGATCGAACAGACCCAACTCAACGCCGACGAACTCAGGCGAGAAGGCACGCTCGATCTTTGGGCGACCATCCACGTCCGCTTCCAGTTGAAGCATTAGCAAGGAGTCTTCGCGATGGCTGATCCGGTAAATGTGGCCCTGTACTCCTTCCTCTCCCAGGTCTGGGCCTACAACGAAACCTCGGGGAGCCAGGCGACCGTCTCGCGCCTGCAAAACATCGAGATGACCGGCAACTACCCCAACCGGGGGTACTACGAGATCGGGCGCAAGGGCAAGATCGGCACGACCCGCGACCCGGCCGAGTACCGCGTCACCCTGGAGCAGAACCTGTTCGAGAGTCTGCAATTGGACTACATCCTCTCGGGCAAGCCGATCGCGCCTTCGGGGGCGCAGACCTGGAACCTGGGCGACCTGCTGACCTACGCCGGGAAGTACCGGCTGTATGTCCTCAACCGCAACCAGGACCTGACCCTGATGAACGAGAAGGAGATCAACGGCTGCTCGGTGGCCGAGATCTCCTGGCGCTTCTCGATCGACGGGGCCATCGGCCAGATGGTGTCCTTCGTCGGCCGGGGCGGCAAACTGTATAAGGCCGCTTCCACGGTCCACACCTGGGGCGCTCAGAACGACACCGACAGCGGCGGGATCCACGGCAAGGAAGCCCGCATCTGGCTGGGCACCTCCGGCTCGGGCGCGGCCGATCGCGCCTTCCGGCTCCAGTCCTTCAACATCCGGGCCACCTTCCCGAGCGTGATCGTCAAGGAACTGGGACGCCGCGCTTCGGTCGGCACGCTCAACGACGTGCCCGAGGTTTCGGTCGACTTCGAACTGCTGGCGGCCGACGACCAGCCGAGCGCCCTGTTCTTCCGCGACCAGACGACCTACTACGACCTGGACGACCCGGTCACGCCGATCGACGCCTACGTCCGCATCTTTGATCCGGACCTGTCGGAGGCGGCCTCGGTCATCAAGTCGTTCAAGATCGAGAACGTCACGCCGTCCACGCACGCGCCGATCCGCTCGCAGGTGCGCGGGTTGTCGACCATCCGCTATGGGCTGATCTCCAACAACGAAGATACAGCCGACAGCGGCGGGATCATCATCTCCAACCGCAACCAGTAGTCAGGAGCCGGGGGAGGCCGCTGGCGTCCGGCCTCCCCTCTCACCATGGATCAAACCTTTCTGGGAATTCCACTGACGACCTGGGTGGTGCTCTTGCCGGTCATCTCGACTCTGGTCGGGGCGGTCTCGGGCGGCCTGGTCAATCTGATTCGCACCCGGCACACGGTCAGCCTGGAAAAGTTCCAGAGCCAGAAGGCCGAGTTTCAGATGTACCAGGCCGCCCAGGCGGAGGTGGTCGAACAGCTTCAGTCCGAGATTGCGCGGGTCAATCGCGACCGGGCAGACGACCAGGCTCGCTACGAGGCCGATCTGGAGGGCATGCGCTCAGTGCTGCGCAAGCAGGACCGCGATATGAGCAATCTCTACAACGAGATTGCCGCCCTGCGCAAGGTCAACGCCACCATGTTGGAAAAGCAAGCCCAGCGCGACCGGGAGTTCGCCGCCCTGCGCCAGGAACTGGCACTGGAGCGAGAGTCCAACCTGGTCACGCAGAAAAAGTCGAACGCCCAGGAAGACATCATCCGCCAGCAGGAAGCGCGGATTGCCGTACTGGAGACCCAGGTGGCCGAACTGACCGACGAGCGCGACCTGTTGATCGTCGAGATCAGGAAGTTCAATCCAAGTTTCGATCCTACCCTGCGGCGCAAGGGGGATAAACCGAGGGACACCGGGCCGCTCAAAAAAGCCTGAGCGGCGTTTCCAAATTTAGAAGTCAGGAGAACAGGCATGCTGACCACCGATCGTCTTTACCGCGCACTCCTCCCCTTTGAGTTCCACGGCCAGGCGCTGGTCGCTCGCGCCCTGTCCGGCCCCGAGAACGACGAGCGCAACCTGCACGCCACGCGCACGGCCATGCTGCTGGAGCGCAAACTCAAGGACCCCGAGAGCGTGGAGTATTGGGGCAACCTGCGCGTCTATGACGAGATGGCCCCGGAGACTCTGCGCGAACTGCTGCTGGCCTTCCGGCGCACCACCTATCGCCAGGATGCCGTGCGCGACGAGCCGCCCACCTACATCCCCTTTCCCGAGAACGCGACCGAAGAGCAGAAGCGCGAGGTGCTGGCCCGGCGCGATGAGGAAGCCGCCGCCTGGGGACAGCGCATCGACGAGAGCGTCAAGCGGCGCATGAAGTCCTTCGAAGACAGCCTGGCGACTCTCGCGCCCGAAGCGCTCCTGGCGCAGGTCAAGCGGGCGGCGATCTATAACCTGACCAATGCCGCCGCCAACGACGCCTTCGTGCATTACTCGCTTTACCTGTCGATCCAGACTCCCCAGGGCGAGCGCCGCTTTGCCAGCGTCGAGGAAGCCGCTGGCCTGCCCGATCCGGTCGTAACCGTCTTTTACCAGAAAGTACGCGAGGTCAATGAGATCGACCCTTTGGCCTGGAGTGGGCCGTCCTCGATGGACTTACCCACGACCTTTACGTCCTGACGAAGCTCGGCCACGCGCCGATCTGGACCGGCCCGGTTCAGACGACGCCCTGGTGGCTGCCTTACGTCCTGCAACTGGAAGCGCGGCTGGAGAACGTGCGCTCTTCGGCCGCGCTCGATCCAGACAACCTGGAGCCGCCCAGGGAACTGTGGCCGCTGTCAAAGAGCAAGGACCTGGACGAGTGGCTTCAGGCCAGGGCGAAGCTGCGCGAGCGCAAGGGCCGGGAACTGCACCCATTGGATAGCTGACCATGAGCGAACAGTCGTTCAAGAGCATTGTCGAGCACGTCTGGAACGTCGAGCAGCCCGAGAAGGCTGCCGCCGCGATGCTGGAGAGCCTGACGGCGCTGGAGACGGGTCTGAGCAAGATCGGGCCAGCCGCCACCCAGATGGGCACGGCTTTTTCCCAGGGCCTGGCCCCGGCTATCACATCCATCCAGACTCTGATCACCGGCATGGAGCGGGCCATCGCGCTCCAGTCGCAGATCGGACGCGGGGTGGGCTCGGCCAGCGGCACGCCATTCGTGCGCTTCGATCCCGAAACCGGAGTCGGACAACTGGCGGGTGGGGCCTGGCGCAGGCAGCAAGGCATGCAGCAGGCCAACCGCGAGGAGATCGCTCGGGCGATTGCCAACCTGGGTGGGCCGGGTGGTGGGGTTCCAGAACCCCCGGCTACCTGGACCGGCTCTCGCGAGGACTGGGAGTTCGCCATGCGGGCCATGCGGGCCGGGGGACCCGCCCGCTTCCAGTTGGGCACAGGCGGACCCTTCGATCAGTGGTCGGTCGATCCCAATCAACCGGATCCTGGTTCCCTGGCGCGACGAATTGCGGGGCAGGTGCCGGGCATCGGCCAGGGGCCTGGATCGGCTTCGGCCAACCTGCGGTCTGAGATTGAGGCCGCTGAGTTTATTCGCCGGATGACCGAAGCGCAGCAGGCACAAGGTAGCCTGCTGCTGGATCCAGGACAGGGTCAGCGCGATTATCGCAACTGGCTGAATGCCACCGAGCGAGCCGCCGAAGTCTTTGATCCCAACATCGAGAATCGACTGCGGGCGCAGGCGCGGGCAGACTTCGAAGCCCAGAACCAGGCTGCGGCTCGCTACCGCCAGTTTGACGTCGAGCAGCAGCAACTGGCGAACCGCCAGCCCCTGCCGCCCTTCGTTCAGCAACTGCGCCAGCAGCAAGCGGCCAACGACTTCCAGGCATCCATCGCCGCCTTGCGTGGTCCCGAGGCGGATCGCTATGCGTATCAGCAGTTCGGCCAGGCCCCGCAACCCTTGCCAGGTTTCATCCAGCAACTGCGGGGTGGAGACTTTCAGAGCAACCTGGCCGCGTTGCGAGCGCAGGCCCAGGCCAACCTGCCGTTTGATCCTAACGCCCAGGCCAACGAATTGCAGGCTGCGCAAGCCGCGATCGCACGCCAGAACTACAACCAGTGGCTCCAGCAGCAGGCTGCGCTCCAACAGCAGCAGGCCGCGCAGCCAATCGGTCTGGCAGGCCTGCAAGGTCCAGCGCTCCAGGCCGTCCAGGGTTTCAACCAAAACCAGGCCCTGGGCGCGGCCCAGAACGCCTTCAACCAAGCGTTCCAGAACGTGGTCCAGCAAGGGGCCAATCCGCAGAACATCGCCCAACTCAACCAGGCGGGCCAGGCGCTTCAGAACATCCAGCAGCAGGCCAACGCGGGTGCAAACGCCTTCAACGCTTTCAACAACAACTTCACCCGCCACCTGACCTGGATCGCCCAGGGCATCGCCATCTGGACCACGCTCAACACGACCATCGCCCTGGCCTCCCAATCGCTGGAGGAGTACCTGCGGATTGAGAGCGCTCAGGCGCGGCTGGGCTTCATCTCCGGGCAGACCGAGTTCGCCACCAGCCAGGCCCTGGTTGCCAATGCGCTCTACGGCACTCGCCCGCGTGATGCCATTCCCGGCCTGGTGTCTGGAGCCCAATTCGGGGCTTCGGAAGAGCAGGAGAGTCAGGCCCGCCAACTGGCGCTGATCTTTGGCACCGACCAGTACGCCAACGCGCTCCAGGAACTCGGCCAGACCCAGATCCGGGCGAATGCGGTCGGTCTTCAGCACGTCGAGGTGATGGACTTCATCGCCGAGGCCTACCAGTCCGTGCCCGGCAACATGGAGACCTACTTCGACGCTCTTCAGCAGGGCATCCAGTTGCACAACCAGTTCGGCACCTCGGCCGAGCAGGCCGCCCTGATCCTGGCGCGGATCTCGTTTGCCACCGAGCAGACTCCGGAAGCCACGGCCACACTCTTCCAGTCGGTCTTCACCCGCCTGGAGCAAGAGAAGGTGCGCGAAGACCTGAGCGGGCGCTTTGGGATCCAGTTGGGCTCCACCTCGGAGATGCTGCGCGAGATCGCCGCCCTGACGGCGCAGCTTACGGCGGCGGGCCAGGACACGGCTGTCGAGCAGTTGATGATGGCCCTGCAAGGCGGGCTGGCCGGGCCGCAGCGCCTGCGCCAGATGACGGTCGCCATGCAGGAACTCAACAACGCCTTCCAGGCGGGCACCCAGCCGCTGGCGGACTTCGACAACCTGCTGGGCGAAGTCTCGGACACCGGCCAGGTCAAGATTGACCGGCTGCGAGCCTCCTGGGATCTGTTCCTGGCCTCGCTCATGCAGACCGGGCCGTTTGAAGCGGCGCTGGAGCAGATCGACCGGCTCTCGGCCGGGTTGCGGGCCTCCGCCCTGTCCCAGCCGGGACGTGAGCTATTCATGGGCCAGCCCCAGGCCGAGCAGATCAAGTTGCTGGAGGAATACATTCAGCGAACGGGCGGGGGATCGCTGAAGCCTTTCCTGGAAGAGTTCCAACGCCCGCAGGGTTTCCTGGAGCGGCTGTTTGCGGGCAACCGCCAGGAGCAGGAAGGCTCGCTGGAGTCGCTGCTCTTCTCCCAGTCCTGGAAGTTCCGGCCTGACCCGGCCGACCTGGCGACGTTCTTCACCGATCTCCAGACCATGGTCGATGCCGCCAACAACCCGGTGCAGATCCCGACCGAACTGGCTGCGCCCGAGCGGCCCGGCAAGGGACGGGTGTTCGGGATCCCGACCGACGCCCCGGCCGACTTCGGCGGCTTTGACACCTTCCCCAAGGAGTTCAACTGGGAAGAGTTTGTGCGCGACGTGCGCCGCTTCGAGGGCCAGATCGAGAAAGAGGTGCCCGAGTACGAACTGGAGAAGCGCTCGTTCGCCTACTACGACGAGACGACCGGGTTGTTCCGCAACCTGCTGGCCGACAGCAACGCCATCCGCTTTGCGACCGAAGAGCAGCGCAAGCTCATGCAGCAGCAGATTACGGGTGTCTTCAACGTCCCGGCCGGGGGTGAGGCGCTGGTCGCCTTCTATGCCCTGACCCAGGGCTTCGTGCCCAGCTACATGCAGCCGGGGGCAGGCGGTGGATCCCTCGGTTCGATTGGCCCGGCCGGGGAAGGGGATGAACGCGCCAAGGACCGCAACGCCCTGCTGGGCATGACCGGGGCGCAGCGCCAGACGGCCGACCAGATGCAGCGGGTCGCCAACGCCATCCAGGACTGGGTCAATCAACTGGTGCAGATGAACCAGGCCAGCACCCAGTTCCCGCTTGACCGGGCCAACCAGGCCTGGGCCGACCGGCTGACCGGCCAGGCCCAGAGCCCGCAGGGCCGGGTGCCCGACGTCGGCCCGCGCCAGATGCGCCGGGGCACGCCCCAGACCCTGGAAGAGCGGGTGGCCGGGATCGGGGATCCGGAATCCAGCTACCCGGACTTCAAGTCCATCCCCAAGCGCAGCACATTCGGGGCTCCGGCAGGCCAGGCGCGGGAAGTCACCCGTCCGGCCAACATCAACGTCACCAACAACATCCGCATCGTGCTCGACGGGCGGACGATCGCCAACCAGATCCAGCGCTCGACCTACCGCCAGTTCGAGCAGATCCGCAATTCCGCCGCGCCTGCGCCGTCCACGCAGGTCCTGGTTTAGGAGGCAGACATGGCCTGGTCCCTGGCCGGTGTCACCATCCATGTTGACGACAACGGGCTGGAGGAAGTCTTCGCCAGTGAATATGCCGTCCAGACTCCGATCGACGCCACTGGCGACACGATCTCCTGGTGGGCGGCCAACTCCGATCGGGTGCGCCTGACCTTCGTGGTCGCGGCCGACACCTCCGGCTCGGGGGCCAGGGCCACGCTGCGAGCCGCCGCCAGAGCCAATTCCGATGCCGAACTGGTGGGGCCAGAAGGGAGCCTGGGCAACTATCGCATTGAGCGCCTGACCCTGCGGCGCAAGATGGCGACCAACCATATCCTGCCGGTGTATGAGGGGCAGGCGGACCTGGTGGCGGTATGACCGTTTCCGAGATCTCTGCCTCGGTGACGAACGTCACCGGGCTGATTCGCCTGGAATTGACCGAGGGCATGAACCAGGCCACGACCAATGTCGAGGTGGTCTGCACCGGGCACAGCCTGTCGTTGAACGACTCCGTCGACGTGGTCATCGGCGGCGAGACGGTCCTGGAGGGCGGGCTGGTGCGCAAGATCTCGCGCAACTGGCCGGAAGCCACCTACACCATCTTCATCCAGGACAAGCTATGCCGGGCGATCGACTACTTCATCGCCAGCGACGACCCGGCCGCGCCGTACACCGCCAGCAACATCAAGGCCGAAGATCTGGTGGAGGACCTGCTGGCCCTGGCCGGGATCACCGGGATCGAGAAAGACGTGACCATCTTCACCTATGGCACGGTCGATCCGGTGCCGATCAACCTGGTTTCGGTCTGGAACATGGTTGAGACGATCAGCCGCATCTGCGGCTTCATCACCGTCTGCAACGCGGCCGGGGTGGTGTTTTTCTATGAGCGCAAGGCCTACGTCACTGTCGAGGACCAGTCCAACATTTCGCACAACTTCACGACCGGCGACAGCGGGCAGATCCTGGCGATCAGCTATGACCAGTCGACCGAGAACCTGATCAATAAGGTGGTGGTGTATGGGGCTAACTCGGCCGAAGCCCTGGCGAGCGCTGAGGAAGAGAGCCCCTATCTGCCCTCCGGCTTTCGCAAGACCATGGTGGTGGCCCATGAGTTGATCGACAACGAGACCGCCGCCCAGGGCACGGCCGACGTCAACCTGGAAATGTTCAATCGTCTGACCGAGACGATTGAACTGGAGATCAAGGGCGATCCCAACGTCCGCGCTCGCAGCATCTGCACGGTGGTCGAGAGCCATACCGGACAGGGTGGCGATGCCTGGCTGATCTATAGCACAACACATTCCCTCAGCCGCGAAGGCTATAAGACCACCCTGACCCTGGTGAAGTAATGGCAGAACTGGCAGCGGTCGTCTCGGTCGGCGGGTTTGATAACTCCAGCCGCGTGCTGCGCATCGAGCGCGAGTCGCAACTGGCCGTGCCGGGGCAGAAGGCCTCGGTCCTGTTCCGGGAAGACTTCGGCTGGGAAGCGATCGCCCCCTGGGACTCGCTGGAGATCTACGAGCAGGGCACGCTCGTCTTCACCGGCTTTGTCGAGAACATCATCGTCCGCCGCCCGCCCAAGGAGATCGAGGTCAAGGGGCGCGACACCTTCAAGCTGGCCCAGGACTGGTTCATCGGCGAGCAGTTGGAGACCGGCGAAAACAACGAGACGGTCGGCTACTGGGTCGGCTACCTGTGCGGGTTGTGCGGGCTGTCCTATGCCTTCACCTCCGGCTCGGCCAATGAAGCCTTGATCCTGGACGAGGGAATCGACCTGGGGCTCAGAAGCGTGGCCGAGGCGCTCCAGCAGATCTGCTCGATCGCCCAGTTCGACATGCGCGTCAACCCGTCCGGGGTGCTGGAGATCTTTCATCTGGACCCGGCTGTCTTTCCGGCCGACCACACCCTGGACGAGATCCTGGAACTGGAAGACAGTCGCAACGACTATGACACCCGCAACCGGGTGGTGGTCTGGGGCACGGATGCCGCGACCGGCGAGCCGCTGCTTTACCAGGAGAGCCGGGTGGTCGACGACGTGCCTGACACCCGCACCATGGTCTTCGCCAGCCCGGTGCTCAACACAACCGAGCGGGCGCAGGCCCTGGCGGACGTGGCCCTGGACCGCTGGGCAACGATCGAGCGCGTGATCGAGGCCGTCGTCATCGGGGATCCGGGTATCCAGATCGCCGACAAGTTGCTGATCAACCACTCGGTCCTGACGTCCGGCTCGGCCCTGGACTACCTGACCGACATGCGCTCGGTGATGAGCGAGCAGGGCTATGAGCAGAACCTGACCCTGGGACGCCGGAGCGTCCACTACCCGCACTTCCCGATCACGCCCACGCCCGAGCCGCCCATCACCTGGCCGACATCGGGCTTCCTGGGCCGGGCTTACGACATCATGGTCGTCGGCAGCTTTATCTATGCCGCAGGCTATGGGTTCTATCAGAACACCTTTGGCACGAGGCGAGTCTGGCGCGTGGAGCGGCGCTCGACCGTGGACGGCGCACTCGATTGGGGGATCGAGATCGACGTCACCCCGGCCGCGCCCTCGACCGAGACCCAGACTTCCGTTCGCGCCCTGTACGTCACCGAAGACGCGATCTACCTGGCGGGCGTCCACCAGGAAACCTTTTTTGGAGCGCTCACCTGGCGGGTGGAGCGGCGCGACTTGAATGGGGCCTTCGTCTGGGCCAGGAGCTTTACGCCCGGCCAGGCGACCGACATCACCGTGGTTGGCTCGACCGTCTACTGCACCGGCCGATCGTCGGACGGGATCACGGCCGCAGGCCTGGTGCTGCTGGGCGCGGCCGATGGAGCCATTCTCGCGGCGGTAGACCTGTCAGCCGAAGGCGAAGTCACGGCCGACAATGGCACGGTCGACCCGCTGGCGTCGATCGACGGGCTGTCCGACCATATCATCCTGGGCAGCCGCTGGAACCCGCAGAACATTTCCGGCTCGGGCCGCTGGTGGCTGTCGGCCTTCGACCTGTCAGGCACCCAGATCTGGGAGCAGCGCCTGGAGGAGGCCGACTCCAGTCCTGGCCCGATCGTGCGCAAGGTGCTGGCCGATGAAGCCAACGGCCACTACTATCGGCTGGGCAACACCTCCAGCAACCCGGCGGCCGAGTCAGGCTTGGCCCAGCACGACGGCGGGGACGTGCTCTGGTTCTGGGATGACGCCGGGTTCATCCTGACCACCCAGACGCAGATGTTCGAGGTCGGCATGACCCAGGACGACGCCTATATCTACATGGTCGAGCCCATCAACCAGGCTTACCGGGTCAACCGCAAAAGCGATGGCGCGTCCATCGACTTCGTCTCCATCGCCCCGGCTATCCTGCACGGCCTGTACCACGCGGGCGGCTATATCTATGTCTGCGGGACCTACGGCAACTACTTCTACGTCAATCGCCGGGCGGCGCAAGCATGAGCACTCTCAATCGCAATCCCCAGTTCCCGCAGATGTACCTGGAGTATCTCCAGGCCGCCATTCGCCGCTCCAAGCTGGCTCCGATCTGGCTGGGCGGCACCTCCGGCTCGGGCGGCGGGGTGGGGGGACCGCCTGGCGGCTTCATCGGCCGCCTGCCGCAGACCCTGGTGGCCTACGACACGAGCGAGGCCGAGACCCTGGCGGGCAATACTTCCCTGCTGGATAACCTCAACCACATCCGCTACCGGCTGGGCGAACTGGAGTCGGTGGTCGACACTTCCGGCTCGTCGGGCGCTTTCTCGGAAGCGGCGGTGGTGGGCGCTCGCATTTACCGCACCACCTCCCAGTCGATCTCGGCCAGCGACAATGCGAACATCGGCTTCAACGCCGAGACGTATGACACCGACAACCAGCACAGCACCGTCACCGATAACGACCGCCTGTACTGCGTGGTGGCCGGGATCTATCTGGTCACGGCCCAGGTCTTCTACAGCGGCAACGAGAGCACAGGCGGCAACGTCCTCAAGCTCGTCCACTCCACACGCGGAACGCTGGTCTACCAGGACATGGCGAACATGCAAAGCGGCAGCCTGGCCGCGCTGGTCGACCTGGATGTGGGCGATTATCTGACTCTGAATATGACCAACCCCGGCCCGGCGACCATGACGGTCCTGTCAACGTCGGGCTCGGCCAGCGGCGAGTATTCGCCTTATCTGTCCTTCCACTTGCTGCGTGACCAGGCCGCCATGACCTCCGGCTCGGCCATCGAGATCCGCGAGAACGGGTCGTTTGTCGGCAACCGGCGCACCCTGAACTTCATCGAGGGGAACGGCATCTCGATCACGGCCACGGACAGTGAAATAAACAACCGGGTCAACCTGACCTTTGAAACCTCGCTTGCCACCTCCGGCTCGGGCATGCAGATCCAGGAGAACGGCGGCACGCTGACCGGCTTCAAGCCCAAGCTCAACCTGATCGAAGGCTCGGGCATCTCGATTGCGGTCAGCGACAACCAGGCCCAGCAGCGGGTGGACGTCACCATCGCCACCTCCGGCTCGGCCGCCTCCACCTCTGGCTCGGACGCCATCCCCCTGGCAGGCTGGACTCCCTGGGGCCAGACCCTGACCTACGACTCGGCCGACGATCCGACCTACGTGGCCCGGATGACGGGATTTTTCACCAACCATTTCAGCGCCGGGATGCGCCTGCGAGTCAACCAGACGACGGGCGGGACCAAGTATTTCATCATCACCAGGGTCGAATACTCTGATCCCAACACCCTGCTGTATCTGTTCGGCGGCACCGACTACGACCTGGCGAACGAGGCCATCAATAGCCCGTATTATTCCGTGGTCAAAGCGCCTTACGGCATGCCGCTCTCGCCCGAAAAGTGGAAGGTCGAATTGGTCACGACCTCCGGCTCCACTTACTCGTCGCTGTCCAACGGCGTCTGGTACAACATCCGCTCACACTTCCTGGACCTGCCAATTGGCTCCTGGTGGCTGGAATACGCCTTCACCTACCAGCGCACCGGAGCCGACTTCGATGGGGCCTGCACCAGCCTGTCCACTTCCGACACCGGAGCAACCGACACGCTCTTCAATGTGCTGCATCGGCAAAGCGATGCTTCCTGGGACTATCTGTTTACCAAGCGCAGGGCGATCGACGTGACGATCAAGACCCGCTATTACTCAATCGTGCGCAAGGTCGGTTCGGCCGCCGACTTTGGCGTAACCCTGACTGGATCAACCAGCCCCTTCCCGGCGCACTGGATCCGGGCCGTTTCGGCGTTTCTATGAAGAAGATCCGGATCATCGACCTGTCCAAGTCAGATATGCTTCCAGGTTCTGCGCTCAACAATTCCCTGGATCGCAGATCTGGATACGCCAAAGAGATCGGCAATTTTGAATTGAGACAGACTTCCCTCTTTCCACAAACGCCTGATCTCGACGACCTTTTCTGCTGTCAGAATTGCGTTATAAGCCCTCTCGCCCTTGAGGTTTCCATTTCTGCCGCGCTCTTTACGATCGGTATTGTTGCGCCCCTTGGTTCCCAGGTAGAGGTGGCCTGGATTTCAACACCATCCATTATCGCAAGAATGCAATACGCAAAGACCATCTGGAACTGGCCCGTTGGTCAAAATCCAGGCTGCTCTGGAAGCGAATGTGTCAACACCATTCAAGTGAAAGACACCTCGATTTTTCGATCCTGGAGCCCAATGATTGGGCCAACATTCGTCTGGCCCAAGCCTATCAACTCTAGACCAAAAGCGAGTGGAAACCGAATTGATGTTAGACTGGGGAAGCATTTGGAACCTCCAGTTCCTGTGCCAAGCCCCAGGCTGTTGTCGCAGCGCTGGGGCAATTTATGTGGTGAGGCCAGCATAGCATGATCCACATACTCGATTCTTCAAAATACCAGACCCGCTTCCTGGGTCCGGCTAACGTGCCGCCCTGGGCCTGGGATCCGCTCTTTTGGGACCCGAGCGTCATCGACTGGGATGCCCTGGCGCAGGAAGCCGATGGCGTCATCCTGCGCATTGCCGATGGCTACAACCAGGACCCGGTCTTCCAGCGCTGCCTGGTCGAGGTCAAGAAGCATTTCAAATGGTGGGGCGTCTACTACTTCTTCCGGCCTGGCCTCGACCCCATCCGCCAGGCCGACCTGTGCTGGGAATGGCTGCCCGAACTGCCGCCGCTGGGGGTGTGGTGCGACCTGGAAGATGACGGGGCCTTGGGCGAACTGGCGCTCTTTCAAAAGATCCAGGCCTTTCTGGGAAGGCTGGATACGCTTTACGGCTGCACGACCGGGATCTACTCAGGGGCGTGGTTCCTGGATCCCAACCTGTCGCTCGATCGCCAGAAGCTGCTGGCGCACCGGCCCGGCTGGTTTGCGGCCTATCCCAACCTGCGCGTCCCGCGTGGCTGGTCGACCTGGACGCTGCACCAGGACAGCGACCGGCACCCCTGGGCGGGGGTCGGCCCGGCCGATCACTCCTATCTGCGCGAAGGCCTGGCGCTTTACCAGGTGCGGATCCCGAATGTGGTGGAGGCCCTGCCCATGAATGCTGGCACCAAGATCGGCCTGCACGTCATCCGCCCCAACCAGGCCAGGCAGATCCTGGAGCAGGGGGATCGGCTCGCTTTCGTGCTTTCGGTGGAGAACGCGGGCCTGCTACTGGAAGCCAGGGCGCTGGACCCACTTCTCCCCACGTTGTGGCGGCTCTTCACTCCCGAGTGGGATGCCTGCCAGGACATCCACCTGTGGTCCTTCAGCCAGGTGGCCGAGCGGGCCACGACGATCGTGGACTATGCCGCCTCGCGCTGGAACGGGCTCAGCCCGCAGGAGCGGGCGGCGATCGACTACGTTGTCCTGCTGAACGAGGCGGATCCGGAAGGCGTGATCGGCTGGGCCATCTATGGCAACCTGTGCCGCCAGATCTGCGAGCAGGCCCAGGCGGCAGGCCTGCGGGTGGCCCTGCCTGCCTTCAATGCCGGAACGCCCGAGTACCTGGAATTGCTCGGCTGGCTGTCGAGCAAAGTGGTGGAAGCGATCGACGCAGGCGGGCACGCCCTGGTGGTGCATGAAGGCCTCAACCCCTGGTCGCCCTTGCCCTTGGCCTTTGACACCCGGCCCATTCCCGGTGCGCCCTACCTGCCGCTGGGCGCGGGTTCGGAGCCCTGGCGCTATCGCTATCTGTACGACCATCTCTTTCGGGGCGGCCTGCCCTTACCCAGGCTCTTCGTGACCGAGTTCTATGCCGGGGGTGGATACGATCACCCGCAGGACGCGCTCCTGCGCTGGCAGGTGTATGACCACCACGTCCGCCAGGACCCGTTCCTGGTCGGCTTCGCCCCCTTTACCGCCGACCCGGACGAAGCCTGGGCCAACCAGGACTACACCCCGGTCTACCTGTTGGATGAATTTCGCCAGTACGTGGCTTCGATTCGGGAGAGCCCCAACCCAACCGAGTTTCGGGGCTACCCCCTGCATGTGGAGGACGCTGACATGATCCAGTACATCCTGACGGTTGACGACTCAATTTCCCTGGGCGTGCTCCAGGAAAAATTGGGTGCAACCAACATCTTCGAAGTGCGCATTTCTGTGCCGGTCAACTCTATCCCCGAGCCGCCGCAGTGGTGGGAACTGTGGCCCGAAGGGATAATCAATCCGCCCCGGCCTTTGAAGATCCCCAACAAAGTGATGACCTTCTATAAGCGCGACGGCCAGCCCTTCAACCCCCAGCCGCTGACTCGCGTGGTCAACTGGACCATGCAGGTGGTCGAGCGCCGGGCCAACCTGCTCAACATCTTCGACCAGGCCGGGGACGTCTCCGACTGGTTCGTCCGCGCCCAGGACGTTCAGCCTGCCTAGTTCCAAATCTGGAAGTTAAATGGCCGCAGGTCCGGGCATGGCAAAGACCGGACCTGCGTGCTCACCCAAAGGAGACTCCTACCGAAGCTCCGCTGGCCTCTATTGTAAGCCCCCTGTCAACTGGACATAAAAACACAAAAACGCAACAGGAAGCCCTGGGAGAGGCCAGACGTATCAATTGCCAGGCTCGTTCTCAAAATCGCTCCCTGGCCCGCCTGTTGCGCTGGCGGGGGCATTTTGAAGCAGGTTCACCAGCGCTGACAGTTGCTCGAAATCTTCCTGTGCCCTTTGCAGGAGACATCTCTGCTCTCTGTACTGGTCCACCAATTCGTCAACGATCCGCTCCAGGCTCGCCAGGCGGTGAACGTAATTGGGCGGCTCACGCGGCGGAAGCGCCCGGATGCAGTCCGGACAGGTCGGCCAGCCATCACCAAAGACAAACGTACTGTAGATACGACCATAGTTCAGGCGGCAGGCTGTCTCCTGTGAGTAGGTCGATTGGATCGCATGCCAGTGGGACTCGAGTCCCAGTTGAATGAGTTTCATTACTTGAATACCTTTCGGTGGGCATCCCGGAGATCTTCCGGGTAGATGGTGGCGTAAACTCGCGTGGCTTCTGGCTGGCTGTGGCCGAGCAGGTCCTGGACCATCGCCAGATCGTGCGTTTCGTGCAGGACTCGGATCGCAAAGGCGTGCCGGAAAGCATGCGGGGTAAACAGGTGGCGCTCGATTCCGGCCAGGTCGGCTGCCTGAGAAACAATATGGTGGATCGTCTCGCCTGTAATTGCGTCTTTGGTGTGCCTGCATCCCTTGCGAATCCGGCAGAAGACCGGCTCGTCTCGATGGGCACCGCCGCGCTCCTGGAAATAGGCCTTCAGTAGTTCCTGGGCCAGGCTGCTGAAAAAGACGGTGCGCTGCTTGGCCCCCTTGCCGGTAACTTTGGCCGAGCGCAGGTCCAGATCTAGATCGCCAACCCGCAATCCGGATGCCTCTGCTCGCCGACAGCCGGACGAAAACAAAAACTCGATCAGGGCGCGGTCGCGTAGTTGGGGCAGAGCGCGAGACGCCGCTCGAACCTTCTCGTCGTCGCCACGCTCGGGAATCTTGGGCAGCGCTTTCTGTCTGCGCCGCACCAGGTTACGAGCCGAGGCCTCGATCTTCTGGCTGTCGGCCATCCCTAGGTCAAATAAATCCTGGATGGACAGCCAGTTCAGGAAGCGATTTAACCCCGCCAGGCGGTTGGTCAGCGTGCTCTTGCTGTAGCCCTGCTCGGCCAGCCAGGTGTGGTAGCCGACGATTGCCTGCCGGTTGAGGGCCTGGGTGTCCAGGATCTTCTGCGCTTGAAGTTGCTCGACGAAGATCCTGGCACCCGTTTTATAGCTGCGCACCGTCTGAATGGGGTGGGTCGCTTGCAGGCTGCGCACGAACTGGGTAAAGGCGTCTTGGATGTTCATAACTCCATTCTACAGGATTACTAGCTCAGTTACAACTTATCGCTAGTAATCCTACGGCTCGATTTTGACCTGGATCTTGTTGGCGACCCAGGGATAGACGGCCAGGCCGGGGCCATCCTTGCTGGCAATAAACACCTCGCCTTGTTCGCTCAGATTGACCATCAGGCTGCCTGCGGGCGTGACCAGTTCCAGGTAGAGCATGCCCTTCAGGGCAACCGACTCGCTGCGGATCGCTTCGCCGCTCCAGTAAATGCGGTTGATCTGGGGGGTGTAGTCAGCCATGCGGCGGCCTCCGGGTAGGCTGAACCGTGCATCCGCCTTCGTGTTCGACGACGATCGGATCGCCGTGGCTAATGTCAAAGCGGATCAGGTCCAGGTGGTACGGAT